GGTATTGTAATAATATACTTATTTCCTTCAATCAATAATTTAGCGGGGCAAGTGTTACCTTTAGCATCTTTAAATATCGGCTGATAGAAAAACCCGAACTTCTCTCCCGTTGAAATCCTGTTTATTTTATACCCACCAATTTGTTCGGGGATATGCTGTGCTACACCGTCTTTGAGTATTGATGCTGGTCGAACAAACTCTAAATCTTCCGCACCTGATATATTAAATTTCCAGCGATTCGATTTGGGTTTTTCATTCAATATCAGCCCAAATTTCATCGTCTGGTCATCATATTGATTAAAATAGAAATCTTCTTCCCCACCGTACATCTTCAACCCTTCACCGTCTATCAGGGTCTTATCGGTCATACCGCCAGAAGTAGGATAACTTAAAATTAAACTTTCTTCTCCATCCCACTTGGTAAATTTAATAGTAGGCTCAATATATTCTTTAATAGAAGAATCAGATAAAATTTTAGCGAACACCACATTTTCATTCCCAACTATTACTTCATCGTTGGCTTCGCCTAATGTAGTTTTATAGTTATCAAATTCTACTTTTGTTTTGTCTTTAAATAAAGCCATTTATCCTCTGAATTTATTCACTTTTAGAATCAAACTTCTTTTGTTCATCAACTATTGCCTCAATAAATTGATTCATTATATATCTATTTTCAAATGGTGCGTGCACATGTATATTCCCATCTTTATTCATTATTACCACCATATGTGGGACATCATCTTCACATAGCATACATTTAAATTTATTTTTATCAGTAGCCGTAGCGCTAGTTTTACTTAAACTTCCATGTAATACTTCTTTTACATTTTTTATTTTAGTCTTCATTTTTCATCTCCTTTGTTACTGTGTTTTGATTTTTGTTAGACAACGCTGTTGCTAACTTTGGGTAATATTGACGTATTAATTTTTCCAATCTATAACTGATGGATATACCACAACCAGTTCTATTTAACGCATGCGTTTCCCATGCTAATTTGTTTGTTGGATGAAAATGACATACATGTATTGGTTTAATACTTTTATTATACCTTTTTATAAATCCAGAACAACCAACATTATAAGTATAATTTAAAGTACTAACTCTATTTGGATATTTTCTTAAAATATAATTAAGGGTAGGCTCTTCTTTTCTTTCTTTCTTTTTAAGAAGGTGCGCGACTATCCTATCAATTATATCTATGGATTCTGGTTTCCAAAATAAACTCCCCCCATTAACTTTAGGTCTACTATATTGAGCGTAACCAACATCTTTAAATTCAGGGCAGTTAAATTCTACATTTTGCCACGCATCCAAATCGTGTGACCATACAACATCTTTACATCCATTTTCGAATAGATACTTAACTCCAAACATCTTAGAACCAGTAAAACAGAAATCATTAAGGGGAATTATAATAGGCTTAATTCCCATATACTCAAAATCTATATTAGATAAAATAATTATATCTTCTGATTTCCATCCTAATTCTAAACTGTTTTCTATTTGAGCTTTAACTAATAGAAGTAAACTATCTAAAGAATGATGGCACTTTTCTCTAAAGTTTAAAACTGTTAGATTTTTCATATTTTAATTTTCTCACTGTATTTGAAATTCTTAAATACTTTTGCCGAACCCCACCGTATTCCTTTATTAGCAATCAATTTTCCACGAGATAAATTAAACAATGAAAGTAATGCATTTCTTGATTCTGTGTATTTCCAATTTGAATACTGATATCTACCACTAGCATGAGGACTATGATTTTTGACCATAGTGCAATAATTACTCCCAGTATATAAAATTTTAAATCCTGAATGAAATGCTCGCATTAATAAATCTTTATCATCATAACCATATCCTATCATATCTTCATCATATCCACCTAAAGATAAGAAATCTTTTTTAAACATTCCTAATCTACCTCTATTTCTCCTGCCACTTTTAACAAAAACTACCTTTTCTGATATTTGATTAGCTAATTCATTTACTTTAGTAGCAAATCCTTTATTAACAAAATGGTCAGTATCTACATTTAAAACTATATCTCCTGTAGCCAAACGAAAGGTAATATTTCTAGAATGAGACATGCTATAATATTTAGCTGTAGTTTCATAATAATTTACTAATCCCCTGTCAATATAGGGGGTTAATTTCTCTTTAGCCCAACTATTAATATTATCTTTACTTCCATAATTCAATAACACCCATTCTATATTAGGGTAATCTATATTATCTTCAATATTTTTTATATAAACATCTTGTAAAGTATAAAGTCTATCCATAGAATTAGTGCAAATACTGATTTTATAGAACTTTTTTATTTCAACTACTTTAGGGGCAGTATATATAGGAATAAAATATTTATTCCATATATCCTGAGTTATTAGATCTAAAACAGGTCTACTCATTTTTATAGAAAACCATTAAATTAGTTAAAATATAATTAGGACATCCTGATCTTTGCCAAGCACTAAATAATTTATTTACTGCATTTTCAGAATATTTCCAACATCTATCTTCTAACTTATTTATCCAATAAATTTTAGGTTGCCTATTTATATGATATTTACCCCCTGCATTAGAAGCAGTGAGAATTACAATTCTTTCAGATGCATTCACTAAATTATCCACAAAAATATCTGCTTGTTCCTCTATTAAATGTTCAGCTACTTCAATAGATATAGCACAATCCCATTTACCACAATCTATAGATTCTCCCGCATTACCGTAACTAATATATTGTCTAATCCCTTCTGGTATAGCTTCTTTAGTAGTATTAAACAGTAAATCAAATCCTCTAACTTTTTCAACTCCTCCTAATATTAATCCTTCCAAATAAGACCCTAAGCCACACCCAAAATCTACTGCATTTTTAATATTAAAAATAGGAACCAAAGCTTTTCCTAACTTAATTTCCCAATTTCTCATACTACCATGTCTCTTCCAATAATTATAATCTGAATATAAATCATCAGGTTTAGTAAGATATAAAAATTTGCGTCTTAATAATTTAAGATTATTTCTAGCATTCCAAAATTCAATTTCTAAATTTTTAATGTCTTTTTGGTTATTTCTTTGTGCTAACTTTAAATTTCGTCTAGCTTCTCTAAAAACTATTTCTGAATTTTTTAAATCTCCTTCTATTTTAAATATTAGTTTTTCCATGCTATTTTATATTGTATTGTCCCTTCTTTATTATAACAATAATATTGTTTAATTTTATGATGTGTAAATAATTTCTTTATCCAATTGTCATATTCTTCTAATGATAACCACTCATTAAAATTAGTACTTGGAGACCTATAATGAATTTGAAAACATATATATTTAGCATTATAAAGAATCTCTTCTGATTTTTTATCTCCAATAAGATACTTTTCTCCGCCCTCGCAGTTAAATTTTAATAAATAATTATCCGTCAATTTACAGTTATATATATTAAATAATTCCCATAAAGAAATAGTTGGTATTAAAATCCCTTCATCTGTCTCTGTACATAATCCATCTAAAATATGACCACGTTCTTTAAAATGAATCGGTTTCCCATTACCCAGAGCTTTTTCTTCTAAATAAATATTATGACAAAAAAAGCTATTTTTCATCACTTCAGTAGCTTTAAAAAAAGGTTCGATAGCAATAATTTTGGTAAAAGGATGCCTCATCTTCATAAATACAGAAAAAATACCAATATTCGCCCCAAAATCAAATATAGTATCTAAACTTCCGTTAGGTATATCTTTAACCCTATAGCAATCTTTTAAAATTATTTTTCTATATTCATTGCCTGGTTTTTTTATTTCAATAAGCATTGTCTAACTACCTCTTTAGTTAAAGATATGTACCAACTATCTCCAGAAGGTCTACAGTTATCGTACGCATAGCATATTTCCAATACTCTTGGATGTTTCATAGCTTCGGCTAAAGAAAACCCAAAAGATTGATTTCCTATAAATAATTTACTTCCTTTTATAATTCTAGCCATTTCTAATCCATCTTTACAAAATTTATATCTATATAAAGCAGGAAATCGTTTCAATTTAAACCTTTCATATTCTTTTTTAGTACCTAAAAACAATATTTTATCAACATATTCTTTTAATAAAGTCCAATCTATTTCTTCTTTATCGTGGTAACGTCTTGTTCTTGATACAATTATTTCAGCTTCTTTTATCGGTTCTATATTAAAAAGCCATGGTTTAGATAAATCTACAAAAGTATTTAATACTTCTGCGTGACTTTGTGCTAAATGTTTTTTATGATTAGAGTGATAATCTATTTTTCTATATTTATCTAAATTAATTCCTTTACATGTACAATTAATTTTAATATTAGGTTGAATTTCTAAAAGAGAATACAAAGTATCATAATGAGCTTTTTTAACTATATTAATAATCCCACCACCCAAAGATAGAATAGCGGGTAAAGAATAAATTATATCACCTAAAGAACCTTTATGACTATATTCATTCATTGTTGATAATAAGGTCTATTTAAATCCTTTTTAAGTACTACAGTTAACCCACACCAAGCTGCAGTATAAGGAAAAGTCATGGTATAAACATCTGAATTCTTTTCTAAATCTTGTCTAATTTTATAGGTATCCGACTCTTTTCCTATTTTTAAATAACGTTTATACCACCTTTTACATATATAAGTATCATGTAAAAACATTATCCCACCACAAACTAACTTAGGTAAAAAGAAATCTACCTCCTGTTTAACTACTGAATAAGAGTGATTACCATCAATAAAGATTATTGCGGGGCAATCTTTAAATTGCTTTATAAAATCAAAAGATAAACAATTATATAAATTTATATTATTTCCTATATTATTTTTAATCCAATCACAAACTCTCTTTTTTTTATCACATGCATAATGTTTTCTATTAAATTGTTTAGCATATGTATTAAGTATCGTAGTAGAATTGCCCAACCCTATTTCCACTATACATCCTTTAATATTTGACAAAACTATTGGAACTAAAGAATTTATTATTTCCCATTCCTTCATTCAATTAATTCCTCTATAATATCAACCCATTTAATAGGATTTATGTTTTGTCGTGCCCAATCTTTGCAAAATAGTCCAATCTTATGTCTATATTCTTCTTTACGTTGTAATAATTTTATTGCATAAAGAAATGAATCATAATCAATGCAATAGAAGCCGGTTTCACCATGTATTATTCTATCTTTAGTCCCATCTCTTGGTTCTGACAAAATTGGTAACCCAACAGCTAATGCTTCGGCTACAGTTCTTGGATATTGATCGCGCCACATATTACTAGTCCTATATAAGTAAATATGACCTTTACTTAAAAATTCTTCAACTGACATACTATTCCATTTATGAAATACCATTCTTGGTTCATTTTTAAAATAATCAACAAGTTCTTTGTGTGCTTCCATAAACTCAAATCTAGTATTATGGGTATCTTTAAGAAGACGTTCATAGAATTTAGTATCTAATTCTTTATCTAAGTTCTTTTGCCATAAATGAATTTTTTCACCAGAGCCAACAGATTCTTTAGTGGTATATTTACGATAATCATTAACTGAGTGTTTTAATATCACTAATTGTTCTTTTTCAGTACGTTGTTTAGTACAAACTTCTAAAAATTTATCCAATTCAATAGCACCAAATAATTCTATACGTTTAGTATTTTCAAATCCAAGTGCATCTTTATCAAATTCATTACGTTTTTCAGAATTTTGAAATATTATTGCTCTTATTTTATTTGTTTTTGCTAACCAATCTGTTTTTGGCAGCTCACCATTACAATAGTTGATACCTATAATAAGATCTGAAGATTTTTCTACAAATGGTTGACCGGTTTTACAAAAATCCCAGATACAATCATTAGCATAAAATAATAATGGTATGTGAGATTTCATATTTTTTAACATCCCATTTTCATATGAATGCTTCATGATAGGCAATTGTTGATTTAAATAGTTTGCATGTACACTACCCCATGGATATAAATTAACTTTCCATCCACGATTCATTAATAATTTAGTGATTGTAATTAATGATTGTTCACCACCACCTGATGTATTAAGATTACCTAATAAATTAATAGTCTTTTTAAGTTTTTTTACATGCAATTCAATTATACCTTGTTTTATTTTTTCTTTCTTTTTTAGTATTATATTCTCTTTTAAATATGTATATATGTTCCCATCATAGTATTTAGAAATCGCACGTATAACATCATTTGCAGTTATAGCGTACATACATGCTTGAATTGTACGACCAGTACTTACAACAGTAGTATTGCATAAATTATCATTATGTGCCGGATCTTTTGGTAATGGTATTGTTCTAGCTTTCCAACAACCACCATTATCACAACATTCAAAAGCACCATTTGTATGTAAAACTTGATGATTACAGTACCATGTCCATGATGAAGGTTCTCTCCCACCAAGAATAGTTACACAAGGTTTCCGTTCTTTATCCCATCTTGAAGGAATCGCTGCGGCTATATGCATTAAAGCGCTTGGACCACAAACGCATCCTTCTGCGTTATAGACAAGTGAAAACAACCCCCTTATATCTTTATTAAATTTATCTGTTAAATCTATAACCCCATTTAATTTTTCAACTAATAAATCACTTTTACCAATAGTAACAAATTGTATTCTACCTTTAAAATGATTAATAACATCTTGAAATTTACGCCAATCCCAAATCTTTGTAGTACAATCTCTTTTTCCACCTGGTGCTATTACCCAATATTTATCAATATCATACAATTCACGTATAATATTCTTTTTTTTCTCTTCATCTGTTAAATGTAAATCACCGCGTTGACGTATAAATTCTTCACAAAAATTTTTATATTTATTACGTAAAGATATAAATGGTTCTTTTGAAATTGCTTTATGTTTTTCTATATCACCCAATGGTGGGTCACAAACTGTACCATTAGCAAATGTTGCACAAAATTCTCCCAATTTTATGGGTAATGCATTATGCAAATCTGCTACCGCTATCATATCAAAAAGAAACATTGTAGAAAAATGCATAGCACTATTATTAACATTCCCTATCATCGGATAGCCAACATTATAACGCTCTACACCATCGTCATTTCTTGTAATTGTTTTATCTATATACAGATTGTTTTCAAATACAGCAGGTTGATTTGTATCAACATTAATGCTAATGTCTGGAAAAAGAAGTTTAAAGTCTCTTACCCCTGCAGAAAACATGATCGCGTCACCAAGTGCTCGATGATGTGAAAAAATAATTTTACGCATAAAAATAAAAAACCCTTTTTAGACAGTTCTTCTATTAACAAAAATAAAAGAATTGCCCAAAAAGGGCGTGCTTATAAGAAGCGAGAACTACATTTTTTTAAATGCTTGTAGTTCGATTAATAAAGATTGTATTCTTTTCTTTAAAACAGCAATATTACGATTACGTTTACGAACAGTATCTTTTAAATGAATATTTATTTCTTGTATATTATAAATAATACAATAAATATTCTCATCAATAGCTAAAAGAGTATGTCCTTTAGCTAGACAAAATTTATTAAAAACATCTTTTTGTTCACCAAATAATGCACCACAAGAACAGATATAATGCATTATTTTACCCACCAATCAAATAATCTATAGCATAACCTTGAGTAATATAAGTATAACATATAACTCCTTTAATATCAACTTTCTTGTAATAATTTAATATCATTTTCTACCATTTCTTTTACTAATTCTTTAAAATTATGTTTTTGTTTCCATTTGAGCACTTTTTTAGCTTTAGTGCAATCGCCTAATAAAATATTTACTTCAGCTGGACGCATAAATTTTTGATCAATTACAACATATGGTGCCCAATCATTAATACCAATTAATTTAAAAGCTTCAGTTAAAAACTCTTTAATTGAATGTGTCTCACCAGAACATAATACAAAATCATCTGGATCATGATGTTGCATAATAAGATAGATACCTTGCACTATATCTTTAGCATGAGACCAATCACGTTTAGCCTCTAAATTTCCTAAGTATATCTTATTAGTGAGACCTAATTTAATTTTAGCTACTCCAATAGATATTTTACGTGTTACAAATTCTTGCCCTCGTCTTGGTGATTCATGGTTAAATGATATCGCATTACATGCAAACATGTTATAACTAAAACGATATGTACGCATCATCGAATATGCAAAACATTTTGATACGGCATATGGAGAAACTGGGTTAAAAGGTGTTTTTTCCAATTGAGGTGTTTCTAAAACTCTACCAAATTGTTCAGAACTTGATGCTTGTAATATTTTAATCGTAGTATTATATTTTCTAATTGCTTCTAATAATCTTAATACACCAAGACCAGTAATATTAGCAGTTAATTCAGGTTGTTCCCAAGAAGCAGCAACATATGATTGAGCAGCAAAATTATAAACTTCATCTGGTCGAGAAATAGCCAATGCTTCTAATAAAGAACTTTGGTCTGTTAGATCTCCATGTATAAGAGTAACATCATTTAGAATATGTTGTATATTATCAAATTTTTCATTACTTTGCCTACGGACTAATCCGTACACATCGTAACCTTTTTCTAATAATAATTCAGACATGTAAGAACCACTTTGTCCATTAATCCCTGTAATCAATGCTCTTTTTTTCATCTTATCCTCTATGGTAGTAATATTTGGCTGTACTAAAAAGTGTTAAAATTTTATACTTAACTTGATAATAGCACCTCCTGAACATCCTTGTGATTTTGGATGATCGAAAATATTATCAATATATACGCCAGCTGGATATAATGTGATTGTAATTTTATCTTTTAAGGGGAAATTAATTGGTAAATAATTACCTATGGTCCCAAATTCTCTACCTATTAAGATTGCACCATTACTGATTGAACTAGCATCATACGCAAACCCACAATCTAATGACCATCCAGCCCATAAAATATTCCATTTTCCCCATGATTCAACCTCTTGCGTTTTAGCTAATTCAAAAGTAGTAAGATTTTTTACTGTTTGATTTTTCCAAGTAAATAAAGCACCTTGCTTAAGTGCAATATTTAAATCTTCAGCTAAAACAAAATTAAACATAGTTAATACTAATACAGTTATTAGAAAAATTAGTTTTTTCATTACTTTGTCTCCTTTTTTATAGTACAGCCAAATAAAATTATAACCAGTCTATCTTTTTTCTAAATTTGAGATTCGTGTACATCAATTAAAATAATTAAACAACTAGTTTATTATTTCTGATGATTTATATGATATATTCTAGGAAATTTATCTATATTATTATTTCTCCTAAAAAAAGTATAACACGCTACACATAAACTACGTACAAACACAGTATTTTTATCACAATTAATACACTTTTTACTTTTACCAATCATGATTTTTTCTAAAAATAAAATTACTTCTCCAAATTTCTTCTAAGAGCGCTGGTCTATAACCATATTCTCTAGATAAATAAATTAGAGCCGACAAATCTTTAGGTAAACATTTTCCTGAAAAACCACGTTCATTGTCATCACCTGGAACTTTAGTAAATTTCCCAATACGATCGTCATAACTCAAGGCTAACCTAATCTCTTCCCAATTTATACCTAATAATTGAGCTATTTCATAAAGTTCATTTGATGTACTAATCTGTGAAGCTAAAAATATATTCGAACAATATTTTATATACTCTGCTGTCTTTATATTAACTCTTATAATGGGACAAGTGAATTTGGCTTCTTTATACACTTTTTCTAATACATTAAATACTCGATCAGTATCCGAGCCAATAACAATTCGTTTACTATTTAGAAAATCTTGATTCGCATTTTTATCTGTTAAGAACTCTGGATTAAAAGCGAAATCAAATTTAGGAAATTCTTTTGCTAAACTATTTGTCGTTCCACTTACAGCTGTCGATCGTATAACTATAATCGTTTTTTCTTCATCATCATATGATGCATATTCATTTAAAATACTAATTGATTCATAAATAGCACTAAGATCTATTTCACCAGACTTCTTCATTGGTGTTGGAACAGTAATAAATATTACAGAACAATTATTAGCAATTTCTTTTAATGTGCCATACTCTTTTTTGTATTTATCATAATAAAAAAGTTTATGTCCACGCTCTAGCCCTCCGGCAGTAGCAAGCCCTACAACACCACACCCCACGATTCCAATATCCATATTAATCTCCTATCGCCATATTTCTGGTGTTTTTTCATTCACCAATTCTAATTTATCTTTTGTCCATGGTTGAGGGCCTAATGTTTTAGCCCAAGTCACCATTTCTTGTAAACATGTTCTTAAATCTTTTGTTTCTTTATACCCTAATTCATGCATCGACTTCTCAAAACTAGAATACGCATTTTTAACTTCACGAGGTCTATCTGGTAAATGTGTAATAATAACCTTATCTTGAACTCCCATTACATCTATTAGCATTTCTGCAGCTTCATTCAATGTAATAGGGTTTATTCCACCAATATTATATGTTTGTCCATTAGTAAAATCTTCAAGACATTTCACATAGCATGGTAACGAAAATTCTATTGGACTAAATGCTCGCTTTTGCATACCATCACCAAAAATATAAATCTCTTTTTCACCATGCATAATTCTATTTATCCAAATAGCAAAAACATTGCGATAACGGTCTGATAAACTTTGTCTAATACCCATTACATTATGTGGCTTAATAATAGTGTATTTAAATCCGTGTACTTCTGCTAAAATTTTTGTTGATTCTTCCATTATTGTCTTATTCCAACCATATATATCAGTTGGTCGATTCGGCATATCTTCAGTAAATGGTGGCGTTTGTTCTCCGAATGTTGCCATCGACGAAAACATAACCATTTTTTTAAATTTATATTTAATGCATGCGTTTAAAACATTCATATATGCCATAACATTGTCTTCTGTGGATTTTAATGGTTCGAATAATGACCCAATTTCTCTCGCGCTCGCACAAAGATAAAACACAACCTCTGGTTGCCATTGTGAAATTAACTTTTCAGTTGCATTTTTATCTTTTAAATCAATAAAAAAACATAAATGATCCAATGTGTTACGCATAAATCCACCACTAAGATTGTCTACACCTATAACCGCATGTCCTTGTTTACTTAACTCATCAGCTATCCAAGACCCCATGAATCCAGCAGAACCTGTCACGAGAATTTTCATTTTACCTCCAAATTATGCTTCTTTTATATAAAAATCATTTCCAATTGATTTTAAATATAAATTATTCAATATTTTCATCCATTCAGGATGATAATGTACATTACCTTCAGATCCATAACCAAATTTATCATGATTTTCTTTCAAATGGAAAGCACCTTCAGTAAATGTAACTGTTATAAATAAAATACCACCAATTTTTAAATGTTGTACAAGATATTTAATCACACTTTCAGGGTCTTTCACATGTTCAAGAACTTCGTGTGTAAAGATAATATCAAAGTTATCATTTTCACTTAAAAATGTATGATTATTATATGTATATTTAAAATCTATATTTACACCATATTTTTTACAACGATATTCAATAAATTTTATCCAATCTATTGGCATATCAATTACAGTTGTTGCATACCCTATGTCATAAAAACAAATTGCATTTGTTAAGTCTCCACACCCATAATCTAATATTTTTTTACCAGGATAACAAAATTCATATATATTTTTCATCCATGGTCTATCAGATGAGTTTAAATGGTCGTTAGTGTGGTAACTTTTATGTGATAATTCAGCATATCCATATGCATTATAAATAGGATGATTACATATTTTAATTAATTCATCGTGTGTATAATTTTTACTACTATCAATTAAATCATCTGTATTATTATTATGTGTTATATGCCAACCATGTCTCATCCCTTTCCAATAAGATAAAGGAAATCCACTAAAAGTCAAAACATCTTGTTCAAAAGTTGTTTCTGTAAGGTATTCATTATTCCTTACTGGTATTTTCATTTTTCTCCTTAATTAATTTATAGGGAATAGGGATATCAGCATCTATTTCAAAACAATGTTTACATATCAATGCCGCTTCTTTATTTTTAATATTATTATGAATTTTTTTAATACCTTTTTTAATTTTATTCACAATATTTATATCAGTAATTTTACCATAAGATATTTCTTGATCTGCTATTCTACAACATGGCACAACGATTCCATCAAAGTAAATAAAAAATAATCTATCAATTATGGCACAATCATGTTTCCTTATTATGTTAAGATTATTAATAATACATCTCTGATATCTTACTTTTTTATCATATAAAAGATCAGAAAAATATTTAAAATCTTCTGTAGAAAAAATGACCGTTCTAAAATGACAATTTATTCCTATTTGGTTAGCAATAATATATATATTTAATAAATGTGATATATATTCCTTTGGCGTGTTTTTATTTAAACTTAAGTCGAGATATGTTAACCCAGCATATTTTAAATTATGTACCATTGGTTCAGTTAATAAAGTACCATTTGTAGTAAATCCAATACTAAAATATGGTGCAGCATATTTTATAAATTTTATTAATTCAGGATGTAATAATGGTTCACCCCAATTATGGAGCCAAAGTTCTTTTAATTTAAGCTTTTTACATAGACTAATCGCTTGTCTAAAAGTTTCAAATGACATATATCCATATCCACGTTTTAGCTTATTTCTAAAACAACCTATACACATTAAATTACATTGATTAGTTAATTCTATTTGACAGTATTGCATATTTTTACTAATACTATAATATTATACATGTTATTTTCTAAAGTGTTAAATTGTACTATTTTTACATCATGTAATTGTAATACAATATTTTTCCATTCTTCCGCAGTATGTTCATTTGGTGCTTGATATTCAAGCTTTATTTCTTCTTCATTATTATGTTGAAATGCTTTAATATCTGGTGCAAAACAAACAAGCATACCACCCTTACGTAATGCTCTAATCCATTCTTGAAAAATAGCTACTGGGTTTCCTGGTATATGCTCAATAGAAGCTATAGATGTGATGTAGTCTAAGGAATTATCTTGAAATGGCAAACAATTACCATCGCCTACTACTGCATTATGTGCTGGAGAAGCATGTACATCAAGACCTAAAGAGTACATCTCCGGCCCTCCAGGACCACCAACATCAACACCAAACGCTGCATGTTCTCTATCTCTTGCGCATAATCCTTTAACAAAATCAAAAAGTAAATCTCTTTGTATATCAGAAACCATATTTCTATTTACAAAATGGTATCGCGCAGGCCCGTCCCACCACATATCTCATCCTTTCTTATTTGTTTTACTAATTTGTGTTTTATTTTATCATGACACTGTTTACATAATATTTTTCCATTATTAATATCCCAAAAAGGTTGATATGTAATTGCTAATCTAATTAATATATTTTTATCATCAATTGGTGAAAATTGTGGATATTGTTGTAAAAATTCATTTAATATAATACAAAATTCTTTAATATGATGAGCTTCTAATGTATTATCATGTTTAAAACATTCTTGACATTCATAATTATCTTTTTTAAATACATTTCTCATCCACTCTCCATATTCAAATGAGTGTCTTATCATTAAATGTAATGGCGTCCTACCATCAATCCAAAAATAACATTTTTTACCACGATTATTAACACCTATTTTTTTTCTTATTTCGGGATTTAAAAATGCTTTTTTAGTACCATCACTAATCTTTTGTCTCATTATAGGACTCGATAATGACTTTTTAACCTTAATCCCTATACTTCTTCTTAATTTAGAATCTTTATATAAATTGATTAATATTCTTTTTATTTTTTTTCGAGTTGCTGGAACAGACATAGCTTTTTTTGATCTTACACTCATTAATTGTTTAATTTTAGGATCGTTGCAGCGTATTTGATTTCTTATTTTATTATTCAATCTAAATTGTGGATCTAAAAATTTATTTTTAATCGCAATACCTATCTTTTCTCTCTCTTTTAATTTAGAGAAACGTTTTCTTTGGGCTTGAGATCTATTATTAAAAATTATAGTTTTTTTATTATGCATATAATTTTTTATACATTATAATTTTGTTTGTATCTTCTCGCATATTCAGCTTCATCTGTTAATAATATTGGAACATCGCTTTTAGTAATATTATATATTTTGTTACATCTAACACAAGTTAATGTTCTTGCTTCTTGATTCCAGCTTAATCTACTTTTACATATCGGACATCCATAAATATTTAATAATTCTTCATTAACCATATATACTCCTTATATATAAATAAATATTATCTACAATGTTGACATGTCCAAGACCCTTTATGCATAGCGACAAACATTTCTTCATAAGAAACTTCTTTACCCGCTTTATGTATTGAACATTTATTACAAATTAAAGGATAATGTGCTAAACCACGATTTATATAATAACCATATAAAGGCGTAAGGTCTCTAAAAATATTTGGAAAATGGTAAGAAAAAGCACTTTTTACAGTAAAATTATTCCCCCCTTGGCACCCTAGTCTATATTTTAATCCATCTTCATGGTGGATATGCATATCATCATTCCATGTAAATGTAGTATATCCTCCTAATTTATTAAATGTGTCTTTAGCAATTATTTCTGGAAAATGTCCAAATATTTCTTGTATTAAACCTTCTTTTGTATTAATATTACAATATTCATTAAATTCATCCATATGAAAATCATCTTGTGTAAGAACACCAATTTTTGATCCTGTTTCAAATCCAAACCCATTTCCAATTTCAAAACCTTGTAAATATGTAGGTGCTAAAATAACATGATGATTTAAATATTTACTCATATTAATATCCCAATCTTTTGATACTAATAAATCATCTTGAAAAAAAGCGAGATATTCTTTAGTGGCTTTTGTTGCCCCCAAATTCATCAAAGCATACCAATTGCATAAATTGGCTTGATAATACATAATCTCATTATCTTGCAACCATTTATATGTTTGCCAAGATGTATATATATCACAAATAATAATATATTCATGCTCTAATTTTGAATGTTTTTTGAGTGTTTCATAACAGAACTTTAATGCGCCCGATGTATATCTAGTAGGAATTATAACTGAAAAACCGTCCATAGAAATCTTATCTTTCTTTTTCTAAATGTTGTTGTAATAGTTTTATACCAGTATCTAAATTTACTTTAAATTCATATTTATATGGTATTTCGGGTCTAAACCATGTATCTGCTAATCTAAAAAAATAGTTTTCTTTTGGTGCATTTTCTATATCCCAAGTTATATCTAGATTCTCTATACCACAGATCTCTGCTACAAATTGAACTAATGTCTCTATGGTGATTGGATTACAATAACCAAAATCAACTGTCTGATTTTTAAATTCATGATTTGATACCATTAATATCCAATCAATTGTATCTTGTACATACATTGCATCTATTAAATTTTGTCCATTACCTATCAATGTTATTGTCTGCTTTTTATCAAAATAAAAATTCTTAATTAATTTGGTAGATATTTTATCTGCACGTTGATAAGGCCCATATGCACCAAAAAAACGAACATTTAAGTATTCCTCGACTTCCCCATTTAACCTAAAGTATTCTAATAGTAGCTCGCTTGTGCGTTTTGCAATCGCATATGGTGTAAATGGATGTATATTTATTGTATTTGCAGCACTAACTATTCCTGCATTACCTTCATAAATACATCCACTTGAAAAATGAATCAATTTACTACATGTATGATATTTAAAAAATCCAATTAATGCCAAGGGATCTGACTTAAAATTTTGTAATGGTAACAAAGTACTATCCAACTTGCGCGTATCACCAATAAGTGAAATAACTAAATCAAAATGTTTTGGGACAAGATTTAAATTTTCTGAACATGTATATGTTGCAAGATCTTGTTGTACAAGGATGGTGCAAGTATTTATTTTATGTGTTTTAAACCATTCTGGGAAATCTTTTGCTGTATTATAAAAAGCAAATACTTCCCAATTTTTATTGAGATTTAACATTAAATTACGACCAACAAAGCCAGAGGCACCCAAAATGGCTACACGCATTTTTCTTTCTCTTTTTTAATTAAAAATCCAATACTTTCATCAATAGGTATTAGAGTTGGATATTTTTGATTAATATTTGTTTCAATTCCAACAAGACAATCTATATCACCAGGCCGTTCTTTTTCAAAAATAACATTACATTTAAAATCACCTATTTCAGCGATTAATTTTACTAAATCGATAATACGTATAGCTTGTCCTGAACAAATTTGATAAATAATATTTTTATATTTATTTTTTACATCAAAATGATAATCTAAGATCATGAACAAACGTGTTAACATATCTTCGACGTAAATAAAATCTCTTTTTTGTTCACCACTACCATTAATAATCACTGGCTTATTAGAATTAAACAATCTAATTGTTTTAGGAATAATACCTTGATATTCAAAATTTATTTGTCTATAACCAAAATTATTAAATGGGCGTATAATAACAGCGTCTAAATTAAATATATCAATCATTGTTTTAATTAAATTATCAGCAGCATTTTTACCAACAGCATATGGTGTTGTTGGTGATTTTTTATTACGATCATCTAATGGAACAATAGATACATTACCATAAACTTCAGATGATGAAAAATGTACATATTTTTTAATTATTTTATTTCTAGATAAAGAGCAGCATGTTTGTGCAATTTTTAATTCTTCAACACAACACCATTCAGGCATTACTAATGAATATAATAAACCAGCTGTAGCTAAATTAAACAATGTATCTATATCCTGATTGATTAAGTTAGCAGTAACTTTATCAATATCTTGTATATCTAAATGAATAAATTTAAAATTTTTATTTTTCATAGCATCTTGTAAATTCTTCATTGATCCAGAATAAAGGTTATCAATTACAATAACTCTATCTCCACGCTTAAGCAAAGCATCAACAAGATGACTCCCAATAAAACCAGCACCACCAACAACTACATGTTTAAGACTCATTTTGTCTCCTGTGCATTATAACTATTCCATATCCATAAGGTAATTCTATCATATCCCATTGATTGGTGTTTCTAATTTCTTTAATTACTATTGGTATATCTGGCCACCAATGATTATTTGTATCATGAATTAAAATATAACCATTATTAGATAAATATTTTGACCATTGTTCAAAATCTCTTTTAAATTGTTCATAATGGTGATTGCCATCAATATAAAGCAAATCTATTGACCTATTTTTACCCCATATATTAAACGCCTCATCTGATGTTCCAATATATGAACATAGAAAAGGATGATTAACCATACTTTTTTCTATATGTGGATTTGGGTCAATAGTATATAATAACGCTGGCTTATTTATTTCATCTAAAGCTTCTAAAAATGCTGATGTTGTATGAGATGTACCTGTACCAATCTCTACTATTATATTTGGTTTTAATCCTCTTGTCATATTATAAAGAAGCAATAGAATACCCCCTTCTTCTGTAACTTGATTGCTGATATATTTAAAAATTCTATATGGATAATCGTTCATTTGATAATTCCTGTACTAATAATGTACTAATACCATAATTATTACCTGCTAAAATATCAATATTTCTATCACCAATAAAAATAACTTCTTCTTTTGGTATTTTAAATGTATCTATAATTATTCGTAAACCTTCTGGATGAGGTTTTTTATGAAACACAGAATCCCTAGAAACAATTATATCAAATTCTGATAATAAATTAAATTGTTTCAATACTGCTGTTATTGTATCTTTATAATTCATTGAAAATAAAGCTTTTTTACCCTTAAAGTGTCTTAATAAGTGAATGACACTAACTACGGGAATACTTTCGTTTACTCCTTCCAATTCAATTTTTCGTGCTTCTTCTTCTTGCCCTAAATTACGTAATTGTTTAACTTTTTCCCAATCACATCTCAAAGTAACTAGAGTACCATCAAGATCCATGATTAGAAGTTTATACTTTTTTACAATAAGATTCGTCAGCTTTGAATTTTTCATCATAAATTAAAACTGCTGGGCAATCAATATGTCTTATCCAATAAACATTATCTTTAATTGCATTGTATTGTAACAAATTTGGTAATTTTTCATTATATGCAAGTTTAACATAATAATATGGCATATTAATACCTGCTGTACTAAAAAATAAACTTGTTGTAAAAAATCTTCCTGCATTAATTTCTGTTGGATAAATAACACCATTACTATCTTCTTTTAAATCAACACAAAAAATACCAGTTGCATTTTTATCTATAGAAGTAATAGCTGTGGTAGCCACCTTATTAATATCATCTCTTGCTATGGTCCGAGCAACAGCTGGAGTTCCAGTAATTCTTGATGGAGCTAGATATGGATAAATATATTCTAGACGTTCACGTGCTTGTGATACAATTAATTTACCTTTATTCCATAAAGATTGAAAAGCAAAATCTTTACCATTTAAAAATTTTTGTGCTATAAATACCCAATCAACATCTCTTGCTTTCCAATATCCAAACCAATGGATAGCCATATCCAAACTTTCTACTTTAGTACTACCACGACCTCCTGCGCCAGAAGAAGCACGCATCCAATATGGATACCCTAAAATTTTACCGACCCTTCGTATATCAATAATATTTTTAATAGTATAAGACTTAACAGAATGTATTCCATTTTTTTCCCAAATGTTAGCACTAATAAATTTATTTTGACAAATATCAATTGTTTTTTTATTAGGTAATAACATCATGGCATTAATTTTTTTACGATTTTCAGATAAAGTACGCACTTCAATATCAGGTTGAGCATGAATAAATTCTATCTTTTCTTTTTTGATAATATCATTAAGAAATTTAATGTAATTAGGGTGTGTCGCTTCATAGGGAGCTACATATGCTTTATCTAAATCTGGCCATTCTAAATGCCATTTATTCATATCTGTACCAACTAAATACATTGGTTCATCAACTAAACGTAAAGAATTAATAAAATTAACTGCTGGCGCCCCACCAGCACCCGTAATTAATATCCGTTTCATTCCTTTTTTCTCCTTTTATCTTAAAATTATCAATCTTCATTACTAATGCGCATAAAATCAATTTTTTCTTGAGCAGTGTTCATATCGTACATATCTTGTATAGTAAAATCTTTCCATTCTTTTTCCATATCCTCATTAGGCATTCGGATATCTTTATATACTAAATTTCCTTGCCAATCCCCCTTCGCCATTGCAACAGGATTAATAAAACCTTCTTTAATATTTTTAAAAATATATTTTCCCGTATCACCATTTTTAGCGTATTTAATTTGTTTAAAAAATAATTGTATCATAAAACGTCTAAAATTTTTACGATAAAATAAACCAGGATATACAAAAGAATGATTACCTCTCCAATAACCTTTTTGATCTTCTGCTTCAGGGAAAGTTACTACTAATTCACCATTTTCTTTTAAAACTCTTTTAATTTCCATACATGCATGCATAGGATCACTTAAGTGTTCTACTGTTTCTGTAAAAAAAACAATATCAAAAACATTATCGGGAAAGGGGAATCTATCACGCGAAACATCCATATATAATAATGTACAATATTCATACCTTTTTTCATCATAATATAATTTCTGTGCCGCTAAACCAGCGTCAAGTCCTATAATTTTATTACCAAATCTTGATAAATATACCATTAAATCACCCCGCCCAGCGCCAACATCTAAAATTATTTTATTAGAAGGGGTTTTATAAAAGCCATCAGTAATAATAGTTGCTTGCATACCAATACCTGCCTGGTCAAAATTTTCCCAATAAGGATCATATGTATATTTTAGTCTTGGTACCCAATACTTACGTAATTCACCATATAATTCACCATGTTCATTTTCAAATCCCCAACGTTCAAATTCATTGTGCCATGGATATTCTGGTAAATTTCTACATTTAGCTATTTCAGATTTAGATAATGTTGTTAATGTATCATCTTTGTTTTCATTTTTATCCATTTTACCCCCTAATATCAAAATTTAAAATCAGTTTTAATAATCTCAGCTTTTTTTAACATCATATGGGCTCTATCAAGATATGTATGTTTAGAACGCACTTCTATAAAAGCATTACGTCTTATACGCTCAACAAGGTCTTTGTTTCTTCTACAAAGCATAATTTTATCATACAAGTCATTTACATTTAGTGCGGTTCGCCCATCATCTAATTTATCTGTTTTAACAGATAAGTAATGAACACCTTCAGTAAATAATTGTTCCATTAAAAAGAATTTATCGCTTAACACAATACACCCCATAGACATCGCTTCAAAAACACGCCATTTAATATATTCTTGACCATTAGAGCATGCATAAGTAGTTAAAGACTTATTATGTATAATAGCATATTCATCAATTCCTACATTACCAAATTTAATACGTAACCCCTTATCTTGCAACGCATTACATATACGAGGTCTTGGGTCATACATCATTGCTAATAAAGCGAAATCAAATTCCCTCTCATAATCAAATAATGGATGTATAGCGGGTAAACAAGCACCAGGTAACCATGTAAAACCTTGATATATTGCTTTTCTTGGTTCTGCATGAACTCCAAATGGTTGCCCTGTAAAAGCTGCGGTTGGTTTAAACTCTTCGATACGTTTTAAATTAGCTTCCCACCCCTCATGTTCAATTAATAAAAAAGGTATTCTGTTTTCTGTTTTTTCTATTTTAAAATCCCACCAATCATTTAATATTAATACATCAGGAGTAAAACCATTTTTCACTGCAGTATCTACAACATTAGTTAAATCAATTGGGTCATGTTTAGGAACATCCATAATAACTTTTGGTAAATCTTTTTCTTGCCATGTTATCCCATAATGATTTGTAACAACAGTACCAGCCAATTTAACATTACATCCAATATATCTGAATCCTTCAGCCAACCACCTTTGTATATTAGCTGGATACCATTCAGCTAAAAATAAAATATTTAATTTTTTCATATTTTATCCCTAATAATATCAATAAAATATGCTGCTTGTGCAAAATTAGTATGGTATTTGAAAGTATGCTGTCTACATGCTTCTGCTATTTGTTTACGTTCTTGTTCATGTGATAAATAATAATCTATTTTTTCACGTAAATCATAAATATCATTAAAATAAACACAATGCACTTTATCAATATATGGATTAGGAATTATAATCCCTGGATCTTTAATTAACATTAATGTCTCAAAAGATGCTGCTTCCCAATACCGTACTGTATCTCTACCATGTCCACGGACAATTATATTTATTTTAGCTGATGCCATAGTTTTTAAGTAATCAATATACCCCTTTAATGGAGGAATATGGAATCTCTTTTCATCTTGCCATGGTAATGCACCAGTATCAATTCCAATATATGAATTGTTTAAATTCTGCTCTAAAAGAAACTTGATCACTCTTTCACGCAACGGATGTGTATTACCAAATAAAGCAAAAACATCAAGTGTTTTATCTAGCTTGCATAAATCCTCATAAATATCTAAATGTGGAACACATGCAGAAAATGGTAATGGATAAATATTATCAATTTGACGTATCAATTCACGTTTAAATATAAATTGTGGTTTATATTCTTCTATAATATCGGTACAGATATTATCACCATCTTCAAAATCACAAAATGCTAATGGTTTAGGTGATTTACCGCCATATAATTTCTTAATAAATTCCATTGCGTGTAACGGATAATGACGTGGCGATGTTAGAACTATCAAATCTATATGTTGCATTTCTTCTACTATTTCTTCAAATGGATATAAACGTATTTTACGTGATTTAACATATGCAGCTGGTGCTGTCATACCTCTTTTATTTTCGTTATGCAACATATACGACATATCCATAAATCCCATATAACTTAATTTAAATGGGTATAATATAATATTATCTTCACCTAATAATTCACACAGACCATTATATAAGAAATATTCACCATAATCTTGCTCTGGATTCAAAAGAAATAAAATTTTCATATTCGTCTCCCTACATAATTTAAAGAAAAAAAGTTATGCAAATCATTAAAAACTTCTGTTTTTATAAGATCGGTATTTAATTTAATTATATTTTGTTCAAAATCTTCTGGTGTATAAAAATTCTTATGTGTAGGGTCCCATTTACCTTTTTCATATCTAGCATCGGGCATTAATAATATCATAATACCATCCTTACACAATAACTTACACCATTGTCTAAAAACTATAATTGGATTACAAACATGTTCCAAAATATGGCTCATTACAATAAAAGAAAATGTGTTTTTGTTAAATAATTTATAACTTTGTTCAGCTAAACCTGTTATTTGTGGTGAATATCTACCACCATATATAGGGTGTTGTTCACCACAATAATCATTTACACCAATACAAGCTAAATGAGGGTCCTGTCCACACCCAATATCTAACCCAACACCATAATGTTCACGTAATTGTTTTAAAATCCAATATAAAATAAACGCTTCTTGCTGCATACCAACAAGATTGTCTATCAAAGAAAAATCAAGTCTGTGCGGTTGCTTGCAATTAAAATATTCAAAATTTGGAAAAAATTCTAATAGATCATCTCTGACATGTATATCAAGATTCATATTTTATATCTCACAAATACATTCTTTTAAATTTTTATCTAGATATTTCATCTGAAGCTTAGGTAATATATCAACTAATCTATGATGCACCTCAACTTGTGGAATATCGTAATAATCTTTACATCCCCACTTTTTTGCAAAATAAACTCGTGAATAATCCATACGATATACTTTACCTGGTATTGGTTCTATTCTAGACATATCATATTTCTTGCTCATAATTTCACGATATTCTTCCATTGAACAAATTTTATCATCCGGGGACATAATATTTAATTCAAAATTATTAGCAAATGTTTGTGAACCCCAATGCTCAATTGGTGGATAAGGAAGCATCACTGAATAATATCCTAATTTAGCAATCTGAAATCCATAATCAGTTTCCTCGTAAAAACTCTTAATATTTTCATCAAACCCACCAATTTCATCAAAAATTTTACGTTTAAAAGCAAAACAACATCCAACAACCGCTCCTACGCGGCCAGGTAAAGTATCATAATTAGGTAAACTATAATTTTTATTTGGTAGACCAGATAAAGGATCTATTTGTATTAATGGATACCCAACTGCGGCAACTTTTTCATTATTTTGTAATGCATAAACTATACATTTCAACCAATTATCATTACAAATACATATATCATCATTAAATAAAATAGATATATCAGTATCGAAATGTCTCGTTAAATCATTCCATGATTTAGGAATACCACAATTATTTGTATGTTGAATAAAATCAACTTTAAAGCGTTTTGCTAATTCTTCTACACCCAAACGCATTTCTTGATTAGGTGTGCCATCATCTAAAATAACTGTTCGATATGAATAATTAAAGTCTTGATGAAAATATAATGAGGTTAATAGTCTTTCTAATCTTACTGTAGAATTATATGTAGGTGCACCAATTCCAATCTTAATATTATTCTCCATTTTCATCCTTTATTTTGCATACAAATCTAAATGTTTTTGAGCTATTTTACCCCAATTATTTAATTCTATATATCGATTTGCTGCAGTAACTAATGTATGTTGTAGAGAAACATCACCAAATACCTTAAGAATTGTTTTTGCTATTACTTCTGGATTTATAGAATTAAACTTTAAAACTTCATTATTTAAATCTAAAAATGCTAATGAATCATTAACAATAATCGGGCGTTGTGTTCTAAATAATGTTTTCACAGCTGCAGAAATACCACCACCAGTCGGAGCATCATGATAATTTAAAACAAATAAATCAGCACATTGTAAAACAGCAAGCAATTTATCCTCTGGTAAATATTCTCTAATTAATAAAACATTATTTTGTAGATCATGTCTTTCAATAAAATTGAAGAATGATGCATCATATGCTTGGCTACCAAATTCATGTTTAGGGCAAATTAATAACGCTAAAACATCATTATACTGCTCTTTTAATAATTTAACCGCTAATAAATAATCATGAAAACCTTTTTGATCTCTTAAAAAACCAAATGATCCAATAATTGGTGTATTATGGCTTATATTAAGATTCTTTTTAGTTAGATCTACATTCTCCTGTTTTAAAATTGCTAAATCACTTACTCCCATAGCAATAACATCTATATCGCAAATATTAGGTAAAAACCCTTTTGTTTCAGAAGAACGTTCTACTAATTTATCTTTAAATTGTTGACAATGTACAATTAAATTATCAGCGCGTGATAATAATAACTCATTATATGAAGATAATCCTGGGACTAAACTATGTAAAGTAATAACAACTTTAACATTTAAAGTATGTAGTTGATCTAATAAAATTCTTAATTGTTCTTTATCTTTAAAAAATGAAAATTCATGTTGTATATGAATTACATTATAATTACCTTCTTTTATTATTTTAGGTAATTCTTGATACTCATATGATGAGTATACTACAACATGTTGCCCTAATTTACGTATTGCATCAAATAGATATTTTGTATATTCTGCAATACCACAATGAGTTCCCCAACTAGGTATGACAATTAAAGGATTAATTTCTTTAATTTTAACATGTTCTTTAATAAAATTAAAGTTCTTTTTTGTCATTACTTTATTTATCCTTTGCATTAAAGCAGAACTTGTCTCATCCCAAGTTAATTGATCTGTGAATTTTTGCGATTTTGTACTAATTTCTTTCCGTAAAGTATGCTGATTCTTGAAATCATTGTATAAAACATTTAATTTCTCTACTAAATCACTCTGCGATGCTATCGCTCTTTTAATACCATTAAATCCATATAGATATCCTGATGTTTTTAATAAAAACCCGCCACCTTGATTAATTAATTCTGTTGTAGCGGCATAATCAGTAGTTAAAACAGGTGTTCCAACAGCCATAGCTTCTAAGGTAGGCAATGATAAACCTTCACCTATGCTTGTATTAACACTTGCAGAAGCCAAATTATATATTAAATTCAGTTGTTGATCTGACATTCCTTTTAAAGGGCCCGCTTCTTTAGTAATAGCAACTTTTTTTCTTAAATCAAAATATTTTACAAAATCCCATAAATCAAAACCAAAAGGATCTGCTGGATCAGTTACAAGTAATAAAAATACATCATCTTTATCAATAGCAAAATCTTTAAAAGCCTCTATCGTTAAAGGTATATTTTTTCTATCAGTATTTTGATTAATATTTAGTACTAAAAATGTATCTTTTAAATTAAATGGAAGTGTATTCTCTTTTATAATTGGAGCTGAAGGGAAAAAAATAGTTTTATCAACTCCTGGATAAATAACATTTGTTTGAATATCGGCATACTTATATATTTCCTGTTTTGCAAAGTATGAAAATACATTAATATCATCTGCTGAATTTAATATAGAATGCCAACTAGGGTGTAAATGCTCCCCATCAACAGTAAGCCATAAAACCCATTTAGTATTTGGAAAAGATTCCTTATGTACATTTATAACATGTTGTATATGTTCAAAATTCCAAAGATCTCCTATAGAAAGAATTATATCAGGCTGTGCATCAGCTAAAATATGAGAGAATTGTTCCGCTTCTTTACTAGAAGATTTTTCTAAAGGGTATAAAAAATAAGGTAAATCGTGTTTAGTATTACGATAATGCCATGCAGCATATACTACATCATATATTTTTATATTATTATTCGTTTTGGCATCAAATGTAGTATATTCAACTAAACGTTTTGCTATTTCCTTACCACAACGAGCTAATCCTGAATATAACAATGGCGAGTCAGTGTGTAGCAGTATTTTCATATCCCATATCCTTTCTATTAATCAATCAAAAAATAACTATCTATAACTCTCCACCCATTTTTAATTCTATTAATTCAAGAATAGGTTCACCTAATTTTAATTTATCAACCTTAGAAAAAATTCGTGAAAGCGTTTCTTTGGAATAACTGCCATTTTTTATTTCGTTCATAACCATAGCTTTTGAACGACGTAATAAATTATCAATCTGGTCATCAGTTAAATCCATTAACTTCTTATAACGAACTAATTCACCATCAGCAGAAACCTCAGAAATACGTTCTTCCATTAATAAACGAGTTCTTTCATTTGGGTCTAATTCTGGACATCCCTCACCAGGGCCAAGTCTTACCCCTGTTTTTGATTTTCCATCTTTACCACGATAATCAAAACTCTGTATAATTTTATATTTTTTTGACATTTTAATCCTCCATATTAATAAAGATAGGGCAATACATACTATGCATTGCCCTATCAATTTGTTCTATATAAAATAAGCTTATCATTTTCATATTTAGAATACTACCTTTTAGTCAGCTTGTATTACATTAGTTGTAACTGTAGGATTAGTGTAATCACCAGTAGTTAACTGATATACAACACCCGCTCCTCTTAATACTACTAACGCTTCTAACCAATGGATATAGTCTGCATCAATCATAGGATATTTAGGATCATAACTTCCAGGAGTTAAAATTAAACCCTTAGCAGAAGGATTTTTTTTCTGAATATAACGTACAGGTTTATCAGCTCCAGTTGCTTGTGTTCCTAAAATTATTAAATAATCGGTTGGCATCCATTCTGTTTCTTTCCAATCGATACCTAATAATCTTCCAGCGAAACCTTCAACATTAACATTATCGACTATTTTACCAGGAAGAGTTGTGGTACCTGCAGCAGCGCCATAGAAACCAGCAATATCTTCGATATTTTTAGTCATATCAGCATTCATGAAACCCCAAAGTTGCCCCTTAAACCCGTGCTCTTTTAAATGCAATTTCATAGCTGTTAGTGTTGCTAACGTAATTGTTGCAGATCCAGCAGAAACATAATGCGTATGACTTCCAGCGAATTCATTAGCACCATAAGTTGGTGGTGCTGACATTTTCTCATTTGCAGAGAAAGAACCATCGAAAAACCCACCAGTTGTTAATAATTCGTCTAAAATCACAGCAGTTTGTAACGCACGATCTCTTTCGATTGCTTTACGAGCTAAACCTTCAATTTCAGCAGCACTTGAAGAATCGCTCATCAACCAATCATATGTATAACCGATATCAAGACCATACTTTGCACAGTCTTTTTGCATCTTACCCCAAACTTTCTTCTTCGAAGAAGGTTTTTCAGATTCAGCTAACTTCTGAAATTTCCATTGTCCCGAAGCGTCAAATTTGATGTAACTTTCATCCCAATCTGAGCAAAGAAGTGCCCTTAAATCTAATACTTCTTCAAGATTGTATAAATCTACAATTGGAAGAACAGTATTATATAGGACTTCATTTAAGTCTATACCATCAGTTGTTGTAAAACCACGTGTAATATCACCCATTTTACTTTGTCACCTCCTTTATATATATTTTATGCACCTAATTGCATGTCTAGATCAACAAATACTTCATAAGCACCTACAGCAAATCCAACTTTCTGTGTACCAGTAATTGCATATTTGCCGTCTTCGCCAAGATATACTGTTTGACCAGGACTCATTGTTAAATAACTTACATTAGTTACCTTACCTACTCTATCAATACGCACTTTTTGTGCCGTTCCAGCTACTTTTGTTCCAGCACCAGATGTTAACGCAAAACCATGTGCCCAACGACTATCACCATGATCTGCTAAACGTCCAGTCAATTTACCACTTGAGACACCTGCCCCGGAATACAAATTCAATAACGTACCAGGACCAACAGATACTCCAGCGGCTAAATCAACACCTATATGTGTTTGTAATAAAGATACATCCATTTAATGTCACCTCCTCCTTATACGATTCTTGTTTTAATGCCACCTTTTCTTAATAATTCTTTTCTACGTTCTTCGGTAAGACCCTTTTTAATAACACTAACGTGTTCACCACCAATTCTTAATTCATCATTATTCAATTTTTTCACAACTAAAGCTTCTGTCTCTTCTGGTGTTAATGCAATACCAGAAATAGATTTCTTTAAGATAGATTTAATTGCAATAGCATCATTTGCATCGTATTCATTTTTCATGTTATCCCAACGTTTTTCTACTTCTTTATCAGCATTTAAATTAGCAATTTGTTTTTCTAAGTCACTAATTTTAGCTTGGTTATCAGCAAGGCTTTTCACCATAATTTCAATTTCTTCTTGCGTATATAACTCACCAGTAGATTTTTTAGGTCCAACATTACTTTTTGTAATAGAATCAGGATAAGGGAATTTATCTGCTTGTGTTTTTCTAATTTCTTCAGACAAATCAACAATTTCCTTCATCTCAACATCAGTCATCTCATTCAAACCTTTAAGCACCTTTTTTTGCTTTTCAACATCTAAAGCTGCTTGTAGATCTGCAATCGATTTTTCTAAAAGATCAACACTTTCTTGTGTTAACTCTTCACCTGATTTTTTCTTTAATTTCATAGGCATGTTTTCCTTACCTTCCTTACCATTAACAGGTTTACATGCTTTTTCAATCTCAACCTTTAGTGTTTCAAGAAGAGTTTTATCTTCATCCGCGACTAACCGTTTAGATATCTGTTCAATTAAGTCTGTTATAGTTTTCATAGTTTCTTTTCCAGACACGCTTTGTTCAACGTGTTCTTTTGGAATTTCACCTCCTCCTAGTTCAAACTGTTGTAATGATTTTGTAATATACCATCGTAATGCACGTGCTTCAGGATTAGCTGGAAGTGCAACTAGGGACGCTTCAATTAAATATAATTCATTAATGACATTTACCACCTTACCAATATCTTTAATAAATTTTTTAATTGCATTAATTACCCTACCTCTAATACTGAATTTATTTATTACCCCTTCTTTTACTTTTTGCCAAGTGTCAGGCACCGTTTTACTAATTAAGACTTTCACCCATAACCCTTCTTTAGTAGCTTTAACATCTTCTATTTTACCAATAGGTTGTTCTGGGTCATGATTATATAAAACTGTTGAATTATTTAATAAATCATCCTCTGCGTTTTTAAATGCATCTTCTGTAATTAAGTCACCAGTTAAATCTAATTCAGTACTACCAGCATAACCCTCAATATACCACTTTTCAGAATCCTCATATGTTTTTGTAATTTCAAAAGGACATTCAAATGGTACATCTAAAGATTTTTTTGTAGTTTCTGCAACATTAACCCCAACTTTTTTTGCAGCTGAAACTAACTTTCTGCGTGCTGTTACCTTAGCTTCGTCAGAAATATCAGTTATAGGTAATCTAGCTAATGCATTACGTACATGATCAGCATCAATTTTATTATCTTTATCTTTATATGGTAAATGACGTAACGATCTAGGTACTGTCTTATTATCTTTATCTTTAGTACCACCAGATTCAATATATGCAAAAGATGCATCCGGTAAATCATTTATATATGCTGCTGTCCAAATAGCCTTTTCTACTTCTGCCATTTATTAACCTCCTACTAAGATCGTCCCTTAATATCCCTAATTAATTTGCGTTGTTCTAGTAATTTCTCTAAAGATTTTAATAACGCTTGCGGCATATCTAGCGTATCCTCTTTTTGTATAATTTGAGCAAATCTACAAATTTCTTTTATATGTGCCCCAGAAAAACCTTCTGTTTGTTTTAAAACAGACTCTAATATTGCATCGCTAATATCTTCTTTTAAAAAATGTAATAACATTTCTTTTCTTATTTCTTTATTAGGTAAATTAAAATATATAATATCGTGGAATCTCCCAGGTCTATCAATTAATGCTTCAGGTAATTTTTCTGGAAAATTAGATGTTAATATTGTAAATATGCCATTATTTAATTTTAAACCATCTAATTCTGTTTTTAAAAGATCTATCATCCCATATTCTATGTAAGAATCAATGTCTTCCATAAAAAGAATAGAAGGTCGAAGATTACGCGCTAAAGAAAAAGCTATAGAAAAAGCACTACTAGGCCCGATAGCTGAACAATCTTTTGCCGTGACCCAAATAAATGTTGGAGCCATTTTAGATAATAATTTACCAGTAAGTGTTTTCCCACACCCAGGTGGTCCAATAAAAATTAATCCTCGTGAATCAAGATTAGGGTCATTTTTAGAAATCAATGATTCAACTTTTCTTAATTTATCTTTAATTGAATTACTAAGTTTTAAATCTTCCCAAGTAATAGTTTGTTCATCCAGAAATTCACCAGTAACAGAAAATTTTTCGTTTCTTAAAAAATTATTTTCTTGCGCGTAAAGTAATATGGCTCTTAACAATTTATTATTATATTCTTTTTCATTAATATGCGTAATAATTTTAGCCTGATATCCACCCCATACTGGATAACGCTGTATTATTATTGGCATATTTTTTGTATCATCATAATAAAAACTAGTTCCTTCTACTAAAAATGTTTTAGAAAGATTCTTTTTTAATTTTATTTCTTGATATAATGGTGGTATTTCATAACTAGAAAAATTTCTAGTTTCTATTAAAGTAAAGTTTTTTAATAATACTTCTACTGAATTAAAAATATTACCAGATTCTACATGTGGTATGTGCATTACATTAATATAAATATCTTTAATTTCACAATTCAAAAAATTACATAATATTGATATTTCATTAATATTATTTTCATTTTTACATATAGATACACATTTTTTAATTTCTTTATTATAAATAAATAAACCAGGTTGTTTATACGACAAAGTATAAGGCATATCTACTCTAATTACAACACCATTATTATCAATTAAGTTTAATCTTTGTAATGCTTTTTCTAATTCATCTCTTTTTTTACAAAAAATATAAGGTAATTTATTTAATTGATAATCAGATTTTGTTAATGTAAATGTTGATTGTTTAATATTTAATATATCTAAAAATTTTCTACGTTCTGAAAAATTTAATTTATGTAAATCAGTATCAAAATATAATACATCATTTATATTACAAACGATATTATTATCCTTATTATCTGTTTTTAAATATTCTAACACTCCATTAGTATCAGTCTGTGTACCTACTAACTCTAAAGTCCCTAAAACAATCAAACTGTCTACAGACAAAGTTTTTATAACTTTTATAATATTCGGAAGATATTCGTTTAACTTAATTCCTTCTTCTGTATAAATAGAAATAATATCCCCATCTTTATGTATTTGACAATTTAAACCAAAAGAATTTTTAGTAATATACAAAGGATAATCTTGTTCAACAAAATTAGAAACAATAAAGTTACTTTCAGTATAAGGTAACGACTTATCTACTAAATTAAGAAAAAAAGTGCTAACTAATAACTTATCAGTATCCTTTATATAACGAGCCTGTTTCAATAATTCTCCCTTTATGCATACTGCTGATTTTAGAAAATCTGTATTATTATTATAGGCAGACTCAACATAGCGGTTATCCTCAACTATACGCGAACAATTTAAAGAAAAAACAGTCTTTGAATCTAAACATTCATCTAAGGTGTTATTTTCTTTTAAAAATTTAAACGCTCCCCAATAACGTCTAGGGAGTAATTTTAATGTCTTCCAAATAGCGATCTTCAAAAAGGCTGTTTTTTCTGTTTCTTCTTTGGTAGTATTAATAATAAACTCATTATCTTTAGTCAAGTATATAAAAGGATCCTTTATTTTAAAACTTTTTAAATATTGTAACAATTCATCAATATTTACTTCATCTTTTATATCAAATTCTTGTTTGTCAAATTTATAATAATCATCTAAAAAATCTTCTTTATATTTATGAAATACATTGCGCTGTTCTAATGCCTTTATAACATTCAGGTGTCGCTCATATAAATTTAAAAAGTCATAATAATTATCAAAATCATCAACTTCGCAAGATAAATGTAGCTGCTCATGTTCATTTGTTAAATTTTTTATTTCTTCCTGTACATTACTTGGTAAAATAGGTTTAACTAATATATTACCATTAGTATCTAATGTACAACTACATTTAGGACAATTAATGGCCTGTGATTTTAAACTATTCATATTAAAATAAATAATCTCTTGATCACAATTTTTACAAGTTACTGTATAGCTTTTTTCTACTGTCATCAATAACCCCACAATTATTATACTTTACGGCAATTAATACTTACTAAAGTTTTTTGTTGTTCGTCTAATACATTAATCATTTTTTCATGTTCACGTTGTCTATTTGTACAAGCACTATCAAATTCTTTTCTTAATTCACGTAAACCAGAACAACACTCTGCTGTCGCACTAAGTATAATTTTATGCTCCTCTTGAAAACGGTTAAAAGAAGCTGTAATTGTAAGCATGTACTGTCTATAATCACTCGCTTGTGTATCTAAAGTTTTTTGGAATTGTTGTACTAAGGTTACCCATTGTAACCTTTCTTCTTTAGCATCATTTAAAATTTTTTCTTTTAATTTTAATGTTGATCGCAAAAGAAACATAAACCCAAAAAATATCAACCCGGCAAAACCAAATTGTGTTACTAAATCTTTTGTAGCCGCTTCTTGTAAAATCGCAGAAGTTGCTGTTGTCGTAGTAGGGTCCATAATAACCTAAATTTAAAAATTATTTTAAAGCAATCATACAAGATGCACTTGTCCCTGTAAGAGTTGCAAAAATACCAACCTTATATGTAATATTTAAAATTGATAAACCAGAAGATGTGTTTGCAACTGCACTTAATTCCCATAATATTGTGCCGCTTGCTTCTGTATTATCATAAAGAACAATGGTAGCAGTATCGCTACCGGCTTTTAATCCAATAGCGTCTAAAATTCCCTTACCAGTTAATACTGCACCTGTAGCAGTAATTCTTTTAGGACATGCCATATTATTTCTCCTTCGCAGTACCCTTATTTGGTCTACCTTGTTGTTCTAATGGTGATATTTGTGTTTTATTCTTTTTTTTAGTTTGCTCAATATTATTATCAGGTTCATTTTTAGTTGTAGGATTAACTTTTGCTTGAACATATGAAACTGGTACTTGACGATCAGTTAATTCCTTCTCGCCAGAAGATATTTCTTGTGCAATGCGTTCAATCTCAACTTTATCATCTAATCCATAGGCTTGTAATAAACTACGTGTTGATATTTTACCTATTTTAATTAAATTTAATAAACCCATTTTAAATGCTTCTGTTTTTGTATTAAGTGGTTTAAACGACATGTTTGGAATAGCAGTTAATTTACCTTTATTACGTTCTACAATTGCTGTAGTCAATGCTTCCCAAAAACGTCTTATATGATTTAAACGGATATTATCAACAAATTGTTCAAAATTTTGAATATTAATACCAGAAAAATCCATTCTTTTATCAGCAGGAGAAAGTAATATCCCAAATGCTTGATATACTTCTACCGTAGATTGTACATATTTAGTAGTATTTAATAAAACAGATGTGTCAGGAGTTTTTATATTAAGTTTAAAATAATAAGGATGGAATAATTGCATTACATTACCACGCGTGTCAGATGTAATAATTTCTTTCGCCATTTCAATAGTGCTTTTCTCTATCTTACTTCCACTTGAGTCATATTTTGCAGGTCTAGGTTGATTTGGTAAAATTTCTTTATTTTGACCATTTTGCAATATTGTATTATCACCTATTTCCCAATCTAAAATAAAATTTATTACACCATCTAAAATAGCGAGATCTGCAGCGGTTAACGCCCTTCTCATAACGAGAATTTCATATAATCCAATAAAAGGTGGCGAAGGATATAGACCTTGTCCAGTTTGAACATTACGTCCATATACTAAAGACGTATTATCTGCTGGTGTCCAATCATATTTAACCGCAAAACCTTCTAATTTTGGTTTAATTGCAGTTCCCATTAAAACGATTTTGTGCCATTCATCAGGATTATGTGTTATCGTAGTGCCAGTACCTAAAGGTGTCTCCTTGTATGATTCAGCAATACTTTTTCCTGCTAAAGATAATTTTAAATACATCTCTTCATTAGAAAAAGTTTGTTTTGGACGTTCTAATGCGATAGATAAAGAATTATGTATTACCATTTTAATAGGCATTTGATAATCAATATTATCAACAGTAATAGTGCCCCATTCCCATTCTAGTGGAGCCATGCCACCTAACAACAAATGTTTCACGATCCACTTATTTATTTCATCAATACCTGGTAAAACATTTGCTACCCGTTTATTAATAGTAGCCGCCCATTTATTCCATACACGTCTTTCCTTATCTTCTTTGCTCTCTATTTTAAAAACTTTATTTTTTAACCATTCTGAAAAATTTATTTTTCTCTCTACTGGAACTTCCCACTCAAATCCATTAGCAGCAAAATCTACACACCTACTGATTAAATATCTGAATAACCGATCAGTTTCATACATCTCCCATGCTTTCTTAACTTGTTCATGATAACCATGAGGAATTCTAATATCGATTACTCTTCCATAATCAGATCGGTTAGATTTATTGAAATAGTCTGAAGTTTCTTCTTCAGCTGGTAAGGGACCATATAGAACTCGGGATTTTACTGATGATATAACACCAACATGTTGATCATTTTGATGTTTTATAAAAGTAGGGCTTACTTTTTGTGATTTTGTTTTTTTTGGCATGCAATAAAAAAGAGCTGCACAATACCAAAGTATCATGCAGCTCTCATTTGAATAATGTCGAGCTATCCTTTATATTTTATTTTATCTCTTTATATTTTCTTATTGGTGGAGAAGTCTCTTCAAAAGCAATCCCTCTCCCTTGGTGTACTGTAATTTTTATATTAATTTCACCATATTTTAAATCATTACAATATTCATCTAAAATTTGCCAAATAGTTTTTTCCATTATCATTATATTAAATAAAGTAATTATTATTTATTATACTTTATCTCATGTTAAGTATAACGCATATTCCTATATTTGTCAACTATTTTATTACCAAAATGTTACATATTTTCTAAAGATTGTTTTTGTGTTTTAAATAAGTTTAAAGTGTTTTCTTCTTTAGAGGGAAATTGCATTTCGTAAGCTTCATCATCTTCCATATTTTCTAATGGTGGTTTTTCAATTAATATATGCAATTTCCACCATGCACCAGCAAAACATCTATACGCTTCTGGTATATGCACTGTTGGTGGGGTATGTATAGAAACACGACCACTAGGGTCGGTTTTCTGCGTTTCAGAAATAAATTCTGGTATCATTTCTTCGTCATAATTTAAAAGAAATTCAGTACTATAAAATTTTTCACGCAAAATACGAGTAGTAAGATTTTTCATATAATCTTTTACTTCTTCTAAGATATCTCCAGCTCCTTCTTTTTTACGCTTATATCCGGTAATAATGGCTTCACGAAAATCTATGAAAAAAATCCTTTTATCATATTGTTTAGATTTATATTGTTCATTTTTGGGATTACATAATTTTGTCGCTATATCTCTACCATCCGCAGAAGTACAATCTATGCCTGCATATGCTTTATAAAATGTTAATACATAATCAACTAATTCTGTTTGATCATCTGAAATCATACGATCTAATAATAAAATTTTTACTTTTAAATTCCATTTTCCTTTATATTTAAAAAAAGGTAACAGAATAGTGGGCTGCGAATAACCTGCATCTATACCAACAATAACTTCTTCTACACCTTCAGGTAAACCTGGTAAATTACATAATACCTGACACGGATCCATATTCACATAATCTTTTGCTAAAATTGTAATAATACGAATTTGGTTTTCAATTAACCCAGGAATATCTTTTGATTCACTAAAATCAATATTCTTTTTAATATCAGCTTCATTCCATACACCAAAAGAAGGCTCTCCATCCTGTGCTTCAATTTGTTGAATCCAATCATTAGAATTAGGGCCTTTTAATGTAGCTAATTTTTCACGTTTTAATTCTTGATTCCAATTAGGTTCCATTGCGCGATGAACCCTAAATTTTTTATTTTTAAATTTCTTTAAACGATGCGTAATCTCATAAAATGGAGAATCAAGGATCCCATTTGATACGCCATAATAACGGTCAACAGAACCAGAAGGATGTTGCGTGTTTTGATATTTCATCCAAGCGTCTTGTATATAGAATTGGCCTTCTTCGATAAATCTAAAACAATTAGCGACTAATGTATGACTAACAAAATAATTATGTGTATTTTTAATACTAAGATCACATACCTTATTAATTTGTTTATCTATTATAATTTCTTTAACCATTTTTTTCTGCAATAGAAATTCTTCATTAAAAAATTCATTAAGCTTAGATCCAATGCTAGATGTATCTGTTTCTATATTAACTACTTTATATAAAAAAATTGGATGTAAGTAAGGTAAAATTAAATTAATAAATTTTAATGCATTTTTACGATTAAGATATAAATGATATAAGAAATGCCCAAAACGTTTATTTTTTACTATTTTTACATCAATATCAAATTTAGATTTTAAAAATATTTTTAATAACTTATTTTCATTTAATGTAAATCCTTGTGTATGCAATATAATACAATATATTACACCGCTTTTACCTAGAGTTCTACCCCCATCATCCATATACCAAATAGCTAAAGATTTTTCATCCACAAATTTTAAAAATTCTTCTGTAATAGTTTTTTTCTTATTTTTAATACATGTTAATGCAATTGGATCAAATGCAGATAAACAACGAGTGCTAAAAGATGCTTGATAGTGTCCATGTATACGGGGAACTTGTTTAATAATTTTTACTTTTTTATCTGAAACAAAATTTTTTAATACTTTATATTTAAATTCTATATATTCTCCATGTAAAGCTGTATGCGTAAATCTTATTCTATGTGATGCATCTGGAATATTACGTTGTTTATTAATTTTTCTACCAATTCTATGATTATTCCATGGATGAATAGATATTGATGCATCACCCAACAAACTACCAACAACAAGCGACCTTTGCGCACATGTCAAACTTGGCTCATCAGATAATAAAAAATCTGAAAATGGAATAATATCTTGCGCTTGTTTTTTAGTAATAATATTATTACTTTCAACATAAATACTATGATTATTAGTAACTAAAAGATGTGTATTATCTTCTAAAATAATACGTAATATTTTTTTATCTTCAATTGGTGACACCCAACCATCAATAATTTCACTATCAACAATTTGTTGTTTATGAAAATCAAAACTTTTAACAAATAATTTTTTACCCCTTCTAATTTCTCTAATAATTTTAATAATAGAAATATTTCTCCCATCAGAAAGACGAACTCTTTGCCAAGGATGAATACATGGGTGATGTCCCTGAATCATAACGGCTTGAGGATCTTCACCCGTAGAAATACCACAAATTTCATGATTATTTTTAAAACGAATTGAATAAATTGGAGTACGTGTAACAGCCTCGCGTAAAGAAACGCTTGTGTCACCTTTTAAGAAACTTCGCAAATAAGGAACATTCGCAAGATAAGTAATAACCTTCTCTAAACGATCCTTAACATGTGTTTTACGAAATGCTGTAAGAAAAGTTTCTTCTCCTGGATATAAATATGGGTTTTGCATAATTGAAAACTCAAGATCAAAACTTTTTCCAGTTCCACGTGCTCCTGCCCACACAAGTTCGTCACATAACGCAGGTGCATATTGATAATAATATGTATAAAAAACTTTTCCTGTTGCTTGGGGTATAAAAAAATCTCGAAATGCTATTTTATGATGAAAAACAAAATATAACCCTAGTTTTTGCTCAATGGTTGTGTTCTTTGTAGTAGTCGTCATATACCTTTTGTAAATCCTTTAAAAAACTTTCTTCTTTCTCTAACAGAGGTACATCTTCTTGCACTGGCTTAACACCATATTCACCTCTAGCAGCTGCAGTTACTAAAATACCTTCAGGAGAAGTACGTAAAACAAACGCTACATAATGTAATGGAATTAATTGTTTATGATATAAATACCATAATTCTGGTGAAAAAACATGATAAATTGTTTCACCATTATTATCTAATGTAGTCTTAATTGCAAAACTAGGTAAACCTTGTGTATTTACAATCGCACCACAAGTACAACGAAAAGTAAATTCCCCAATGTGTGACTTAATAAAAGACTCAGCAGCTTCCATTGTTTCAGCATGTAAATCAGTAACATCCTTAATCTTTTTACGTTTATCAAGCATCCCTTCTAACGAACGCTGTAATGAAGCTACCTGTTCTGACACATTACGCATTTCTTTTAACCAACTGATATTTTCAGCATCATCCTCACTTGTCCCTTTTTTACGATTTAATTTAGCATGCATACGCTGATAAATAATCTGTAATTTACGACTCATTGTCGCCCAAAACAAAAATTCATTTAAAGCTGAACAATCGGGGTATCCCTCCTCAAGCATACTCTGTCTTACTTTTTTTAAATAATCTAATGAATTAAATTTATCATATTTAGAGGAAAAAATTTCCTGTAAATATGATAAATCACCAACATATTTTAAATCGAATTCTTCGGGAAGTTTATTCTCGTCATCTCTTTGTTTTGCCAATATATCTTTATCTGGAGATAATGAGGTGGGATTAATTATAGGAAGTGCTTGTTGGTCAGAAAAACTTTTTAATATTTTTTCGTTATATTCTTGTTCTATAGCATCTGGTACTGGTTCTTGATCTTCGGACATATTTATCAATGCATTGTTCTTATTAAAAATTAATAAAATATTCTAATTTTTTTCTATTGAATAAATCTACCATTATAATCACGTTTTCTTAAAAAAGTTGTTAACACTTTCTAATAGCTCCTATAGTAGTACTAAATAAATCAGCAGTATGAATTAAGCACGCTAAACTTGTCATTTTACCCTTATCAATAGAAAACCCACCATGATGAAATACCAAAGAATTTAATTGTATATCTGTTAAAAAAATACCATATTTACTAATTAAATTAACTACCTCAGCACTATCGTTCATATCTACCTTATTATCATTATATAGAAATTCAGTTTCATATTTATTATGCCCAACATTCGGTGATATATTTCTTTTATATTTAGTAATTTTTTCTAAATCATGTATAAAAGATATACAAATTACATCATCTCTATTAAAATCATGCAAAAAACGTTCTTTATAAAGATCAAACATATCTAATGCAAATTCCATTACTTCTAAAGTATGCACATAAAGCCCACCTTTATAATTATGATGATATTTGATAGAAGCGGGATTATTTCTAAGCTTTTCTTCTACTGCCGCATATAATTTTAATACATTCTTTCTTAATGCTGGCATCCTAATTTCTTCCAAATAATCTTTAATTTGTTTTTGTATTGCTATTGTTTCTGATAATTTGCTATCCATGAGTATCAATTTGGTTAGGGAAAATTTCTTCTACAGCATGATTAAGTGCTTCAGAAAGTTTTACCTTTTCTCTTGTTGTAGGTTTAACTAAATGATTTTCAATTAATGAAATACGAGATTGTTTTACACCACTACGGAGAGCTAAATCCCATTGTGATATCTTAGGTATAACTCTATATTCTCTAAGACGATTTTGTAATGTTTTTTGTTCTTGCGGGTTGTTCATTTATTTTATTTTCTATTATACATATACATATTTTAACAAATTTTTTAAAATCTAAAATATAAATATTTGGAAGTTTGTTCTGTAATAAATATTTATAAAATAAATATGTTGCTTCTTTATCTCCATAGCCCCCAAACACCCCTAATACCATTGCACATAAAGTCCATGCTTCAAATTGTTTATATGTAACCTTACTTCTAGATAACTGTGAGTATCTTTTTTTAGTATGTTTCTTTAAAACTATAAATTCTTCCTTATCAATATTTATAGCCTTAATTATATAATGTGTCTTTTGCTCATCCATCAAAGTTGAAATTATTATTAATTATAGTTATTTACATGATAAGTATAACACCCTTTCTCTATCTTGTCAAAGGTTTTTATATATTTGTTCTTGTTTAAATGAAGCTATAAGATCACCTTGTGCGATAACCTTTTTTTCTAAGTCTTCAATATATTTTCTTAAGGGTAATAAATTATATTGTTGATGCATATTATTAATAGTTTTTCCTAAAATATTAACTACATCAATTAATGTGTCTATTTTTTCCACAATATCAATTATGTCTAAATCAATATACTGTTCTTCTGCTATATTACAATCTGTTAGCATGTTTTTAACTTTAATTCTGTAATATTTTTTATCCTTTTCAAATATCTTTTTCATCAGATACCTCTATTATTGTATCATCATTAATATTTTTATATTGATTATAAAATAAACAAATATTACATTTTACATCCCGATTTAAACAATCTGTTCTATAACAAAAACCTATTCTATAATTACTTCGAGATTTAGTCGTCATTCTTCACATCTCCTGCTAAATTAACACATGTTATTAACTGAATTGATTTATCTACATCAAAATGAAAAGTACAGTTCGAAACTTTTATAGCATCCTTATCTTTTTCATTCAAAATAATAACTGTACCTGGATAAAAATGAACTCCACAAATAGTACCACGACCTCTAAGAATGTTCCAGCAAGCTAAAAATCTCAATTTAAGTGTATAAAAAATCATGCTATCTCCTTTTTATACTAAAATTACACAATATTATATAAAAAAGTTCATACTTATTATTTTAATGCTTATAATCTTTATTAGTCAAACAATGCTCTAAATACATTATCGGATCACTACTAATCACCATTTCTTGCAATCGATATTTATATTCCAATATAGTAAAACAAGCACGTTCATAACTCTCTAAATTAGCTAAAGCTTCTTTTTTTGTCATCCCTGCTTGTAAACAACGTTTTTCATATTGTTCATATGTTGTACCATTTTTAAAACGACGTTTTGAACCCCAAAAAGCAAGTGCAAATGCATGCGAAAATATGATCTTTTCTTTATTCCTTTCCCATATACGTTCTATAAGTGCTAAAAATTGTTTTTTATTGAATTTTCTATTATTTTTACCATTTTTATAAGATAAAAATAAAGGTAAAAAAGATAAATGTTCTTTAAAACCATTTTTTTCAGCTATTTTTATCACTTTTGCTAAAATTGATGCATTTTTCAATTCATTTTTATCTCTTTTTTGTGGTAAAATCATTTTTTTCATATTTCTCCATAATTTTATTATATTTTTATTAATATTTAAAATTTTCCCATGGAGTTTTACTATATCTTTGCCAAATTAACGCGTCTAACTCCGCAGAAGACAATTTATTCTGTTTTGCAATATCTTGAAATATCATTTCCATTTCTAAATAATGTTTATTTGTTCTTGGAGTACCGAAAGTTATTACCCAATCACCGCCTTGTGTCTCAAAAAACTGTTTTCCATCATTTGGAGTTAATGTATTTAAGAATTTAATAATGTGAGTATCAATTATGGCAAGATCTTTATCACCTAAATTACGCATAAAATGCGATGCTGTCTTCATACCTAAGCCTTTAACATTTTTTACTAACCATTCACGTAATTTTTGAGAAGATAACAATTCTTCATAATCTTCCCATTTATAAATTTGATAAAGTATGTCTTGAAACTTACTTTTACCTTCTAATAAATATTTAGCTTTATTTCTATAAAACCTAACAGGTTTACAAATTTCTTCCAATTCAGATTTGGCTATATCTATATAATAAAATTCCTTATCAATTAAAATATCAATTACTTTGCGATTATTAATAAATTTTGTTTGTGGAGCGCAGATACAGAAGCAAAGGTCATAAAAAACCTCTTCCACATTTTTTTTACGACCAAAATGTTTAAAAGTTTCTTTTAACCCTTGCTTCTCTTTATCTGTAATTACTAAAAGCATTATTAATCTTTCATAAAATTCTTATATTTCGAACAAACTTTATGAGTTGCACTAACACGTTTTATAACAGGAGCTGCATTACAAATATAATGTTCTGGATCGTTTTCATATTGAACTCTGCTACCACATGTACCACATGTTTTCTTCATACTACCCCCTTGTTTATATACTAAATAATTTTAGTATATTAATTATTTTATAAATATTTTATCCCAATATCTCTCTATCTTTAGCTGTAAAAGGTAAATCAAAAATTTTATTACATACATAACAATGTATTTTCTTATAATATCGATAATCTTGATAATAAACTTTTAATACAATCGTAAAATCACCACCACATTCAGGGCAATCAAAAACATTATAACGTTCGTCATACATTAATTAAAGTGTCCATTTTACCTTCATCATAGCTTCAACTTGATCGCGTATTTGATGGAAATTAAGGTGTTCTTCTAAATACGGTTGTTGAGGCTCTAATTTATCTCTTTTTAAAGAACACCATGCCTCAATACCAATTCTACCATATTGATTAAAGATATTATACACTAAAGGTAGCTCTTTGTCTTCAACTAATTCACAATCTGCAGTTGCCCAAGCAAAAACATCATTGCATACAACACAAAATTGAATCCCGATAAATTCTTCATTAATATTATTATTTTTAAAGTTAGACCCCCAAAAAGCTACATCATGATATAATAATTCTGCTTGCATTTTATGTATATTTTTTAATCGATCAGCAGCTTTTAACTCTTCGATAACTTTTTGTAAATAATCTATTATCGCAGTATCAATATCTGCATCTAACAAATTATCTGTCTTAACCACAAATTCTCTTGGTAATTGTTTTTGTAAATGAAGTAATAAATCCAACCTTTTAGTAACACAACTAATATGGTGATACTGAGCAACACCTGGTTGATCAACATGACAAAACATTAATGGCCATTCACTAGGATTGCCAGCAATGCTATTCGTGTTTTTTCCACAATAGTAGCAGACACCATCTTCTAATGATGTACATGTTTCATCTGGATTATTCATTTATATTTCTCTCCTTTCTATTTCTCTTAACCCAAAAGGGTCTTTATTATCTTCAACATACTTTATAAATGTCTTTTTGATATTAATTTGTGTTCCCCAAACAGCTAAATGACATCTACCACATTCTAATAATTTTCTATTTTCTAATGGTGGGAAATTACTTTCATACAAATGCTCTGTTTCATTAATTTCTTCCATACATATTGGGCAACGTGCTTGATATGTACAATCAAATGTTAATGCTGAAACTTCCCTTGGCTTTTGTTTAAAAAACATTATATCACCCCTTGTTTTAAATCTTTTAATGTCTCCAACAAATTCTCATAAGGTTCTTTTTCTGTGAGCATATTATCTAAATCATCTTCACCATAATTATTCTCAATTTCTTCAATTTGATCTTCTGTATCATATATTGCGTCATCTAATGCCTCTATTATATTCTTAGATTTTAATATATTATTAAATAAAATTATTTCACGATCTAAAGATTCCCAATTATTATTACCGAGCATAGAAAATTCCTTAATACTTTGTCTCGTCTTAACTAATTCTTTCAATTCTTTTTCTATCGCTTGTTTTAGTTTTTTCATTTTTCTCCTTTATCAATAATGCGCCAGCACGAGCATGCAATTTGCCGAGGTATCGAACCACACGGACTCTGCCATCTTATATTTCTATCTATAAGAACAAATCAGGTTGCTAACCATGGCGCACTATTTTAACCTAATTCTTGTTGTAACTCACATTGTTTTCTTCTGCAAATCTCATCAAAAGCACCAAAAATTACTTCTAACCAAGGATTTAATTTCTTTATTATCGGGATATATTCATAATCTCTCCCTTGTGGTAAATGATCATAAGCATAAACTATATATCTCTCTTCACATTCATCAACGTATTCTAATAAATTTTCCAAATATTCTCTTTCATCAGTCTCTAATTCGTCCTCATCAATATTATCGTGCCTTAGTCTGTTTTCAATTTCTAATCTTGTAGCTTTAGGGTCATAATCACTAAACTTTTGTGTTGATGCTATTGAAAGTTTTTCACACCAATATGAATCACTAACAAATCCATCAGGAGAAGGGTGAAATTCTCTACAAAATATCCAATTACCATAATCACCAGTAACAGCTAATACCCCTTTTGCATTAATAAATATTATAGAACCACATCTTGTGTCAGGTTTTTTAAACTCAGTAATCAATACATCCTGATACCGAGTTTCTATAATTATGTATTGATCAAAATTTACATCCGTCCTATGTTCTCTCATTTTTATCCTTTCCTACTCTATCACATATTTTAACCAATAATGCTATCAATACACTAAATAATATTATAACACAAACAAGAATGGAAGAAAAAAATATAGTTATATTTTCACTTAATTTTTGATAATTTATTTTTTTGTGCATTTAAAATAGCCTCAGTAATTTTATTAGACATTTTAGAATCATACATCATTTTTAATTTATTTTCACCAACTTCTATAAATTTATCAAATTCTTTTCGAATTTCATCTTTACTCAAAATACAATCCCGTTTAATTAATTTACCATCTATTACTGCGAACCCTAATTTCAAAAATACATTAAATGCTTTAATCAATGCTTGTTCATGAGTCCCACAATCTATGGCTTTAATACATCCATACTGATATAAAATTTCTATTGCCTCTTCCAGTTTCATCTTCTCCCTTTCTTATTTCGTAATATTTCTGTTGAATCAAAATAATTTTCATCCCGTATAAGGTTTTTAGGTATATCATCCGGTAAAATTATTACTTTATCAGTAACAATATCTGAATAAAAAATAAGATTCTGTGCACACACTCTTATACCTTTTTTAAACTTAATTCTCACCTTACCATAAATGGAAATATTATATAGTACTTGACTTCCTATAAAAACATGAAAACACACTTTTAATTTATCTAATAAATTCATCAATACTCCCCCTAATCTATATTTAACATAAAACCTATTATCATAATAGGAATAAAAATAATTAATGGGTTAATAAAAGAAAATTGATAACACATTAACCAACCAATCATAAATCCTACTCCAACCATATATAATACTGTTCCAATAACATGTTTCACATTTAACATTAATGCTCTCTCTTATATTTTATTTCAATTCTAATTGTTAAATATTTATTACTTATTTATTACTTATTTCAGTTTTAAATATAATTTATTATATCATAATTTATTATATCATAATTTGTTCCGCATTGAAAATCATCTCTCCTTACCAATTCTATTCTCTTACAAAAACTATATTATGTGTAACATCTCTATCACCAGAATCAGTCCTAGATCCAATTTTATCATACAAATATCCGCCTTCTACCTTTAATCTAAATGTATTTTCAGCAATCATTTCCCAATCAGAAGTTTCTATAGTCTCTGGGTTAATCTTTTCACATTTAGCGCATTGCCATTTATCCCTAAAATAACCTATATTTACTATAGTTGATTTACAACATTTTGAAATTTTCATTTACTCCATCCCTTCCCATTAAAGTACCTTAGCTGCACAATTTTCTATTAACTAATGGATAGTTAAGTTGCGACTAAATTTGAACATGTTCCTGTTGACAAATTTAAAACTTTAATATCTTCTAATTTTATCTCATGAACAAATATATCATCTTCATCACGCATAATAAAAACTAACCCCCAATCACTTGATTTTGCATTACCCCCAATATTAGTATGATCCCATTTTTTTATTGTTATCACATAATTAGAATTAATCACTCTATCTTTTACAAGATACATATATTTTACTTTTTCATTAATATTAGTTTCTACTAAAGTTGTGTCAAACATTCTACTCCCCCTTTGTTAATAGTGCGTGGATTGCTGGAAACACATCTACACTGTTTACATCTGCCGTATATTTACATCTATAGCCGCAATATTCTTTTATTCTCACCGTTGTGTAATAATCCTGGATATCGACAGCTGTTATTATTGCTCTTACAAAAATCACATCTCCGATTTTGAGTTTTTCTAAAGGGACTCTATCGTAATGTTCTGACGGATGATGATAGTTTTTTTTACATAAATCACAGTCTTCGATTGTCGGCACCTTTCCCCACCCTAACGCTCTGAGCTTGGTTTCGTTGACTTCTTCTAACTTGCAATCTCCAAGTGCATGATTATACCCTTTATCATATTCACAATACTGACCTCGTTCAACTTTTCTTGCTTCAGGCACATCCACAATCTCAGATAGTTTCATTTTATTATTCCTTTCTTAACAGGATGAGCACAAGCATTACAAGCCGAACACAGTTTATCTCTTAGTATGTCTTCGCTCGGCACCTTCCCCCCACCCTAACGCTCGGAGTTTGGTTTCGTTGACGGGGAGATTAGAGACTTTTAATATTGCATCATTAAAGCCTCGATTGTAATGTTTTGTTGGGCAAGCCTGAGTTTCAGACTCAAATTTTCCAACAGGCATATTCACTAAATCAGATAGTTTCATTTTATCCTTCCTTTCTCATCACTTCAATCAACTCTGGAACATAGACTAAACAGAATACTATGATACTTAAATCTCTTAAACATGAGATAAACAGTAAAATGTTCATTCTGTCCTCCTCAACTCTTTGATTACATCTTTTACAAACGCATCGTAAAACTCGCCGTTCCCTTTCATCCCCTCCACCCGCTTGACTGCAAGGGAGATGATTTTATCTGCGTTTTCTTTAACATCATTTTGAGAAGAAACACACAAATCTTTAAACTCAGTTTCGTATATTGCTTTACTTAGTGATTCAATCACCTCATCCCTAAACGTCTTTGTCATTCAGCACCTCGCTTTTATTATTTCTCTTACTAAATCTAACTAGGAATGAATATCTTCTGTTTATTCTTTTTGTTACACTCTGGACAAGGGCGGCACTCTTCTTCAATAAAATGGCATTCCGTAACTTCAATTGAATAATATCCTTTGTCACCACACCTTTTACACTTCTTCATCGGTGAGTGTCCTTTCTGTAAATAAAGAATCCGTTATGAAACCACAACTTATCAATCTTAGGCTTAATTCTTTTTTCACTTCACCAAACTCCCATGCTCCTTTTTGAGTGAAGCACCCATCATAATCATCGCCCTGAGCAGAGCATATAACTTCTTCCACTAACTCTTGGTTGGATAATTCTTTAAGATGTTTAAGATATTCTTTTTGATATTCTAACTCTTTCATCTCCTTCCCCCCTCTCCATTAGTGCGTGGATGAAACTTGCTATCGCTTCACAATCTGGCTCTGTTAACATAGCTTGTACATGGAATTCTTCACAATCCGGTTCTGTAAGTATAGCTTGTACATGAATTACTTCGCTCAGATGAAACTTACACTTCAATAACATCCTTTTTATATCAGCTTGGCTCGGCACCTTACACCACCCCTGCTTTCGGAGTTTGGTTTCGTTGACGGGGAGATTAGAGACTTTTAATACTGCATCATTAAAACCTCGATTGTAATGTTTTGTTGGGCAAGCCTGAGTTTCAGACTCAAATTTTCCAACAGGCATATTCACTAAATTAGATAGCTTCATTTTAGCTCCTTTCTTATCACATCATCTAAGCTGGACTGGGTCATCTTAGGCTACTCCTTTTGTTAATTAAAAATAGTTAGTACCATTTAGTTGTTTTGCTTTTTCCCAATTATAATATACCCACATATAAAGTATTAAACTAATAAATAATAAAACCAAAAGAGTTAAAAATGAAAGAAACATAAATATAACTCTTTCTTTTGAACTGCCTATCCACCAAAAGAGCTTTACAAAAAGACAGAATCCTATAATTTCTGCTATTTTTAAACCAATAAATGTTAAGACTACCTTTAATCTGCGCTTTGTTATTTCTCTCATTTTATCAGTCCTTTCTGCGTTGTTATGGCGTAGGTAATTGTTTTTGCTTGTCAAATTCTTTTGTTAAATAATCGCAGTGTATTTTCAAAATGCTTATATTAGCACCAATACAAGTAACCACATCCATTAAATGCGAGGTTTTAGAATTAGCTGTCTGCTTTAATAATTTCGATACTTCTGAAATACTCTTTCTTATTTTAGGATAATTTTTTAGTCCGTTCCAACTATGATTACTCATTCCCCCTCCAATCTGCCCGTAGGTTGGTTAGTAATTCCTAATTTCTTTTTCTTCTATAAAATCCTTTAAAATAACTTTTCCACACTTAGGGAACACGACAGGTAATTGCGGATACCACGCCTCACGATGAATAGTAAGATACTTTTTGGCAAAAATCCATCTTACAGGAAATTTTTGCTTCAACCATTTAGGAAATTTTTCCTCTTTGAATTGTTGCCACCATGTAGGGCACATTTTGAATACTGCAACATAAAGTTCTTTAGGTTCTTCTTCGGCTAAAATTTCAGTTTTTAATTTATAAACCAATCCATTTATAACAACGCTTTCAATTTTCTCTATTGTCAAACTTTGCAATGAATGACCATCCAAAAACTTATCAGCTTCACAATGAACTCTTTTAAGTTCAACGCTCATATACTCCCTCACATCATCTTTCATTCAGCACCTCGCTTTAGATTTCTTCTATTGTGATGCGGACTTTAATAACAGATTCTCGGTACTCCATACTTTTCTTAACCTTTCCAATGTCTGGCAAGCGTCCTGCATTATAAAAATGTGCTTTTATATATTTTAAATCACAACTGCCAATCCACCCCACCAAACTTTTCTTCCGCTTCTTATCCTTCATGGCTCTCCTTTTTAATCAGTGCGCCGGCAGGATTACGTTTGCATCGCCATATTATAGGTCGCCTGCAAAACTCCACTGTCTATCACAGTACCTGCGTAGGTTCATAGTCTCGGAATTTGTTTCTGTATGGTTATCCGCAAACTCCAAAGATAGTTATTACTGGTGTCCATACGCCACAACCACCGCCTTGATGGTTTAATAGCCGTAGCCGTTGCCGTTGCCGTCGCCGTAGCCGTAGCCGTAGCCGTTGCCGTCGCCGTAGCCGTAGCCGTAGCCGTAGCCGTAGCCGTCGCCGTCGCCGTCGCCGTTGCCGTTGCCGTCGCCGTAGCCGTTGCCGTAGCCGTAGCCGTTGCCGTTGCCTATAATACTATGAGCATCTTCTAAAGTTTTGTTTGCCATTTAGACACCTCACAGTCAAGAGTTAATACAACGGTCATGTAATCAAATTCAACTACCCCATGACATTTATCCAATTTTGTTGTAGAAGTAACTCCGTCTTTAGCAAGTTCTCCCAAACCTTTTGTTGTACCCCATATTCTAATTACTGAGGCATTATACAATTTACATTGAGATCCTAACCTCGCAAACCTGCCAACAACAATCCAACCACGTTGTAACACTACAATCTTTATATCACTGTTAATATCTTTTTCCTGTATTGTACTTTTTTGCACATATACTACCCCATTGATACTGACCTCTTTTTCTTGTATTTCCATTCTTCACTTCCTTTCCGCCTTGATAGTTAATTATTTTACCCAGATAACCCCAGATTCACCGAGCTTTTGTTGTTGATGGTATCCATTTTTTATAAACTGAGAATTCATTTTGTAACTGTAAATCGACAAACAGAGAATCAACCCAATAGATATAATCATTATAACAACAGCCCAAATGATACATTCATTATCCCAATTATCCATATCTCCCTTTCCGCCTTATCGGCTTGGTTATTTGTTCTCAAGTTCTTTTATCTTATCTTCCACAACAATTACACCTTACACAAATTTCTCCATAACTCCACATAACAGCATAACAATCTTTTACTACAGCTATACTCATCTCCCCTCCTCATTTAATCGGCGGTGATTGGCAGGATTTGACCTGCAGGACTTGTTTTATTTCCTTTACGGTTAATACGGCTCTACGATTTTAAGGACTTTATCAAGTCAACACCGTAACCGTTTGGCGTATTCAATACGCCTCAACCACCGCCTTGATTGTTAGTTACTTATCAATAACTATAACAAGGGTGGCATCAACAACTGAAGTTGTTTTCTTTACTTCTCCAGCCAACCGATAAGTAGACGCTTTACTAATTGCGTGCTTCAGATTCTTAGCTAATACATTGATTATTGTTGTATCATCTTCTGTTCCTGGTAAATAACCCGTCTTTTTAACTGCTATGGTACATTTATAAACATTCATTTCTCCCTTTCCACCTTATCGGCTTTGGTTATTCCACTAACCTGTATTTTGCATTGTTAATTATAACCTCTTTTGGATTACTAATCTTTTCAGGTGCTTTTATAATCTCTAACTTCCCGTCTAAACAAATAGGTACTTGGTGTGCCTCTCGTTTGGCTTTAATCGAAACACATTTTATCGAGTTGTAAACACAACAGAAAGCGTAATATATGATGTCCCTGGCGGTGATGTTCCCGGCGTTGATGTCACAGGCGGTGATGTTCCTGGCGTTGATGTCACAGGCGGTGATGTTCCCGGCGTTGATGTTCCTGGCGTTGATGTTCCTGGCGGTGATGTCACAGGCGTTGATGTTCCCGGCGTTGATGTTCCCGGCGGTGATGTCCCAGGCGTTGATGTCACAGGCGGTGATGTCCCCGGCGGTAACAACTATGCTCGCACTAATTGAAATCGAACACTCAAACTTTACATTCCCCTCGATTGCCAAAACTCCATCTTTAATATCTGCCTCAACCTCTTGCTGCGTTTTGTAAATCTTCATACTCCCCTCCCTGTTTACCTCGGTTTGTCCAACTCCCCCAACTTCTTCCTCTTGATGATAGCGCTTCTACTCCATCGTCTTTGAAAGTTTTTCCACCCTTTTGAGTATTCAATATCGTTTTCTTTATTTTTGAATAATTGCGCAAAAGGTAAGCACCCCATACGATATACTTCGTTTAGTCTATGGATGTTTTCTCTTGCATTATCTCCGATTAAAACATAACAATAAATATGGTTTTTAGTAAACCCTGCTTTATGTAAAATATCAATCGCTTTTCTTAACGGCTCAATTCCATTCGGTTGATCACACGCTAACCATAAAGTTTTTATTCTTAACCCTCGCAAATCTTCTGCTATCTTAGGAGTAATTCGATACTTTTCTAATCCACCCTTAAACTCGATAGATTTTTGTTTTTTAAGCATACTTATAACTAATCTCCAATAGCGATCTGAACACGCTAAAATATTGTTGTCTTGAATAATGTTACCTTCGGGGAAATCATCAAACTCAATCACTCCTTTTCTTACTATACAAAAACTACAATTATTCGGGCAACCTCTTGAAGTAATTGTAATGCCTTTTTTAAGATACATACCAGGTACAAAGGGTTTATCACTTTCACCGTTAATAGCAACTCCTCCAAGTTTTACTTTATGAATACCGTCTGACCATTTTTCTACCAATTCTTTAGCTTTTGGGATATCCCAAGTAAATTGACAAGAGATGTGGACTTCTTCATATCTTGGGAACCATAAATCTCTGGGATCATCTTTATACGAAAAAGATAAAGAATCTATTGGCGTCATACTTGTTCTACTTGGGAATACTCTTGCTATTCTCATTTGGTTATCTCCCCTCTCTCAATAGCCTCAGTTAATCTACGCTCTAACCTTTCTCTATCCATCTTTTCTTACCTCTTCATTCTTTTTAGAAAACCTTTATATGCCGCTATCCTACGAAGCAAACTTTTATTCGCTTCTTGTTCTTCTTCATTTACCCTCCTTTCTTAAGAATAAACATCTATTTCTTTCTCACATTTTGGACATTCTATATAAACCCCATATACACCACAACTTTCACAAGATAAAATATGCAAACAAATCGGAGTATCTTGTTTTTTGGCATCTGAATATTCCCAATGCGATAACAAACCTTCTACTTTTGACTTACATTCAGGACAAACAAATTTAATGTGTATGCTCATAATTTCTTCCGCTTCTTATCCTTCATGGTTACTCCTTTTTAAATTATTAAAAATTCATTTGGTTCTTGGATATTAAGTTTCAAGATAATCCTATTAAGTTTTTTCTCAATACGAAAGAGATAATCTTTAACACTGTCCGACTTAGCTTCTGATAGCCTTTCAACCTTGTCTTTCATAGCTTGCAATTCTTCATATGTTCCAAAATGAATTGCCTTAGTTTTAGCCATTTCTTTAGGATCACTTAACGCATCTATTAAAGACTCTTGCACTAAAATCTTACTAAATGTTCCATCATTATATTCTTGCATTAGCTCTCCTTTTTAATCAGTGCACCGGCAGGATTTGAACCTACGATTATCCTCTATCGAAGATGCGCTTAACCAGACTACGCCACAACCACCGCCTTGATAGTTAATTATTTTACCCAAATAACCCCAGATTCACCGAGCTTTTGTTGTTGATGGTACCCATTTTTTATAAACTGAGAATTCATTTTGTAACTGTAAATCGGCAAACAGATAACCAACCCAATAGATACAATCATTATAACAACAGCCAAAATGATACCTTCATTACTCCAATTATCCATTCTTCACTCCCTTTCCGCCTTTGGTTATTTGTTCTCCTGTGTAGGTATTGATTTAAGCCTAACCTTGTGATTTCCACTATAAATTTCTCTATCAAATTCTTCTAAGTATCCTAACTTTATCAGTTTATCAACCGTTGCCAATTTGTAATGATTCATTGTTTTATGCATAAAATAATAAGAAGTAGGATTGTAACTCCCCATGTAAGGCATATAATGGAGAAAATCACCCATCTTTAAATCATTTAACAATTCTTGTTGTGTTTTACTTAGTTTCATACCCTCTCCTTTACTTGTCCGGATTCTGTTTGTTTAAATCAAAATATTCACAAAGACTTTCTATTAATTCTTTCTTACTACTACTTTCTTCAATTAACATTTTTACATCATCCTGAGTAATTTTCTGATCATAAGTTGTTTCTTCTATTCTTGATATGATTGTGCTTGCATAATAATTTGTTTTAGATAATCCTGTAAAATATTCATATACTTTACTTGCTTGTTCCATTAGAAAACCATAGTCTAATAATTCATTCATCACTTTTCTTTTGCTTAACCTACCTTTTACATAAATTATCCCTTCCCAATCTTTTTTATTTAGCATTTGCCTACCTCCCCCAACTTCTGTTTGTATGTGGTGATGAGTCCTTCGAGTTTAAATTATATATTATTGCTCCATATTAATACCTAACCTTTTCAAATTAATTTTCTTTTTTATAGTAATATTATTTGCTTGGAGTAATTTTATAAATTCTAAAATCTTTTCCTTACTTGGTTCTTTTAATCCACAATTCTTACTGTCTATACCTATATTAACAAAACTTGGTTTAGCATTAACAATTAATAATGCAAAATCTTGAGCATCGAAATCTAAAGCTGGTTCAATCGTAATAAATGTTTTAAAACCCGCAGCAGCAATTTGCGTTATCCCCTCTATGCGCTCCATAGATAGTGGTGCTTTACTTATATTATCCATATTACGATTAGTTTCTATGGTAGTCCCAATAAGCGAATTCTTAGGAAATAAAGCAAGAAATTCTACCATCCGTTTAGGGTTTTTACTCTGAAACACATATTGATTACCAGAATATTTCCGACAATGATTAAGAATCTTTACTATCCACAACCTATCTATTTCTTTAGCAAACATATCATTCATATGCTCAATAAATATTATTTTATTAAAACCATAATCAACCCCAAACTCTGATTCAATTAATCTAAGATCACCTAAATAACGTGGACTGACCCCAAACCTATTCTTCTGCACATAACAATAACTACATTTATGTAGACATGCACCAGCTAAATGAGAATGCATATGTGTAACCCAGTCATACATATTTCCCTTAGATATTTTTAACATGCTGCCCACCCCTTTATATTTTATAATATTTATTTAATAAACTTAAATCTAAAGCAACTTTACTTGCTCTTTTTATTCAATACTATCTCCAATCTCTTGATAAAAATATCGTACCCCTCACTAACAGTCTCGCCAAATTCTTGTAACAATTCCTGAGACAATTTTTCATCATCTTCCTTAATTTTTATAATCCTCATTATCCATTTTTTTTGTTTTTCTTTTAACATTTTAGCTCCATTTAAAAGGCCTTAACAAGATTCTTACTTGATTTTAGAGATAGCATATGGTCATTTATCTATCATAACACGGCTCTCAATCCTCGCCAAGCCATATGAAACCGTGATTATCTATCTAGTTCGAGGTTTCCTCTAGAGCGTTTTCATCAGAACGCCATAAGGCCAACTTTAAAGTTTAAATATTGTGTATTCTATCCTCTGCTTTGGTAAAATCTATATAATACTCCTTACCTATTTTAAAAAAATCATACGCTTGTTCATTAGTGATAGTAAGTGCTATTTTACCAGAAGGAGTGTACTTAGAAAATGTTTTATTCTCTTCACTCCCAGTTATAGCCGGAAGTAATTCTACGTTAATATTACCTACGAAAATTTCTAATCTTGATACAACAAACTTTGCTCTTAATATATTATCTCCCATTTAAAGTCTCCTTATTTTGTCCCTGTCTATTATATTTAAAACATTAATCACTGTTTTAAGTTAAACACTGTTTTAAGTTAAACACTGTTTTAAGTTAAACACTGTTTTAAGTTAAACACTTAGTCTGTGCCCCATATTTACGGATATTGAACCTTCGTAATCTTGCCATAATTTCCTTATATATAATATCAACATCTTTCTTCTTTACTTTTTTCTTACCATGTAAATATGCATAATCTGTTAATCTAGTCACTAAAGATTTCATTCCTATATTTTTTAATTCACTTTTATTCTGCATCTGATACCCCTATTAATTTAACTAACAATTCATAAAGTCCCTTTGCAACATTCCAATGTTTTTTCTTCCCATTAACCATAACCGTAATAAAAACACGACCTCGTTTTAAATTTACATTTTTCTTAACAATCTCAATCTTATCATCATAACGCGTTAATTCTGTAAGTAATGCTTCCCCAATATGCTTTTCTATTGCGTAATGATCTACTAAAACCGTACAATTATAATGAGCACCTTGTAAAGATAAATTATTCCAATCAAAGTTCCCTAGAGAAGCTGTAGTTTCAACTTTTATACCGAATTTATTATTATAAGGACTTTCATTACCTAATAATAAAGCTATTCTTCTCCTTTCTTGTTCATCAACAGCAATAATATACACCGCCCTACCTAAAAGAGCTAGTTTTTTAGCCTCTTCCAACATCCTAGTAGTTCTCCCAGTATTTCTTTTGTTTTTCATATTCACCCCTATTCAATCTCTTCCTTTTTTAGTCCTCTATAACCCACAATCATAATTCAACATATTCAATTTATCCTGTAAACCTAATTTATTCAGTTCTCTTATCATTGAACTAGAAATATGAGATAATTTTCTATCACAAATAAAATATACTACTGGAATTTCTAATCCTAAATCTTCGTTCCAATATTGCATATTTGTCTCATATTGTAAATCAGCACCATTTCTTAGCCCTCTAATTACCGCAGAAGCTTGAACTTCTTTACAAAAATAAACCTCATATTTTGTTCTAATTATTTTCATTTCTAAACTTTTTTTATAACTCATCGCAATTTCTTTTTTATATTTTGACAAAATTTCTTAAACTTAATTTTAAACTTTACTTTATCTAAATCAATACCCCTTTTATTAACCCACAAACAATCATTCCACAGACATCTTTCGAGACCTGTATAAGTATCAAATTCTACGCCAAATCTTTTACATCTAGGACATCGTTTCATTAACGATCATTACCTCAAATATTAAAATCAGAATTTTGAATTTCGAATTTCGAATTTCGAGATTTAAGACTTATTTAAACCCATTCTGATCTTAATCGTTTTATCTTGCTTTTCTTTTTTAACAATTTTATATTCTTATTTATAGAGGGTATTGATATAGTTAATTTATCAGTAGCACAAAAACCACAACTTGATACCAACTGAAATCCTATACACCCTGATGCGTTAGGGCCACCAGTCATTCCACAATTAGCACATTTCCAACCCATTTATTCCACCCCTATCTTACTTGTATTATTATCATTATACCAAATCCTATCAACAAGAACTTTTAAACCACCAGCCTTATCTATTTTTCTACAAAACCTATTTGTTAAAACTATAACCGCATATACCTCAATTACTATAAGTATTGCCAAAAATATCATTGATACTTGAGCTTCTCGATTCATGTTGTTAAGCTCCTTTCTTTAAAAAACACATATTATTATTAATAATACTTATAAAGAAGATAACTATATATAGGCATAAGTATTATTATTAATAATTCCTTTGAAAAAAAACATATATATAAAGAAAAGTTATTTATTATAAAATAAATAAAAGACACTACTTATACTTACTAAACTCTACTTCTGGAAAACTAGTTGGTTCATCTAGATAAGTGTCAACCAAAGCTTCTATTATAATCCCATAAGGGATGTTACGTCGCGCAGAAAAAATCTTTAATTTAGTAAAGATCTCTTGACGCATAGTAAATGTCTTCTTCTGCTTCTTTACTTTGTCAGTCATGTTTCTCCAATCATTAAACCTAATAGAAAAAGAAGCATTTTTTGTTGTTTTAATTCAATCTCTTTTTCATCAGGTATTTCTTCTATCTCTTCAAAGTTAAACAAATCACCCATATTATGTCTTTCTTTAATATACATCTCCATTTAAAGTGATCTTATTGTTTTCATATAAGCTTAGTACTCTGCGATAAAATTCAAGTTTGGCGCATTCGAGTATACCAATAACTTCGTTATAAGTACTATAACTATTAGCACGATGATTCGCGTAAGCAATACATAGTTTAGTAATAACATAATTAAGATCACCCGGATCTTTAATATTGTCAACTAAAGCAGCAAGACCAGTTGCGAAGTTTGTTCTTGACTCTTTTTTAATATAGGGCATATTATGCTTTCCTCACTTCTTGTGTAAACATCTTAAATCCAGTAACAATACGCTGCCAAACTGTAGGTTTAACTGTTTGTTGCAAAGGTGCCGCTATGTTTTTGGGTAAAGAGTTTAATTTTAAAATTTCTTTAAACTGTTCTTTTGTTAAGTGAATATTGTGCTTTGTAGCTAGATGTTTTAAAATACGTGCCCGTACTTGGTGCGAGCCCTTATATTTTAATACTTCTATTAATTCATTAGTATTTAAAATAGGATAAGTATTAGTTGGTGTGTATATATTACTATTCGCATTATATGGCTTGTTAATATGATATCGTATAGTAGTATATTTAGGCGACCATCCGAAGGTAGCTTTTAATTGTGTTTCAATAGCAGAAGTAGTGAAATGCTGTTTATGATAAAGCTGCATTATAGTGCTTATCATATTAAGAGGGACTTTCTTATATAGATGCGAAGATGTAGGAGATGTAGAAGATGAAGAAGATCTGTCAGAAGTTGAAGAAGCGCTCTTTATATATCGATTGAATCTCTTCTGTTTATTTTTACGATAGTTCTTCGTTTTTGATGATGTCCAATAAGATATAGTAGGAGAAGCAACTGTACGATTAAATTGCTGTTGGAATGCGGCAATAATTTCAGTATGTGTTTTAAATTGTTTACGTAAAGAGACAATAAAATGTATCTGTTCTCTTGATAACCTTAGCGTTGTTTGATTTGAATTGAATCTAACAGCAGATACTTGTATAGTCGGGGTAGAAGGTAGCACTAACTGTTCTTCTTGATGTAAGACTGGGGATGGTGTTATTGTTGGGCTAGGAGAGAGAGTTGCTTCGATTATAGCGGGAGTTTCTACTTTAGGTGTTTCTGTGACTGATGTTTCTACTTTAACTTCTTCCATTTTACTTCCTCCTTTTATAAGGTTGGTTGTTTTTCTGATCGTAAGTGTATTATAACATATTATCTGTTTTTGTCAAGAAATATTTATTTATGTATAGAGATCAAAAAAAATACTGGAAAAATTTTTATTAAACAGTTGCGTTTTTTCTGAAAAAAATTAAAAGAATTTTATAAGAAAAAAAAAGTGGGGGGTCTGTTGTCTTTTCTTTTTTATCTTTTGTTGTATCTTGTTTATATCATTGAATATTTAAAATACATTTTTTTGTTGAAAGTCTTATGAGCTATTTTTTTAAAAAAAAATATCCAAAGCTTTGAGCCTAACTATACTTAACTATACTTAACTATACTTAACTATAGTTATCAACACTCATAAAAAAATGCAAGCTATTTTTTATATTAATGCTTTGTGTTTTTATAATATGTTGAGTATCTTCTCTCTCTATAATAAAATATACACTTATGAATAAGCGTATATATAGCTATATAAAATAAAAAATATATGAGCAATGCTGTAACGCTCATTTATTTTTTAGCTGTTGACTTCACAGCTTTTTTTTGTGCTGTTGTGTTATCAACATGCTTGTTGATATACTTAACAGCATCATTTTGCAAAAAACGGGCAAGATTATCTGCACTTGTGCAATACGCTGTATTTTTACATAAGTGCTGTTTTTTAGCTTCACTATCGACTTTTAACTGCGAAGCTATTTTATAAGTCTTATGCAATTTATGCAAAAAAACTGCACGCTCTTTTGTCTTAAGCAAGTCTTCAACTTGCGAGCGTGTTAGTTTTGCACTATCAACACGCTTTGAATCGTTAGCAAAATACTTGATAGATTGCAAGACAACATTTTTATTTTTGTCTTGCTCAATATTAATCTTCTCTCTTACTATCTCAACAACTTTTTTTGTACTCATTTTTTTTTCTCTCTCTGTGATATAAAAAATAGCTTGCATTTTTTGCTTGCAAAATTAGCACTACGCAACAAGCTTCTGTTAAGCTTCAACTGCTTATCGCTTTGAGTATGTTTTGTTATACATACATATATTAAAGAACTATGCTGTTATTATCTCATAATGATATTTTAAGTCAAGTCTTTTTTTTAATATTTTTTATGTTATATTTTTTATCATAATTTTAGACTTATTGTAGTTACAATAAGTATCATATATGCAGTACCTATCGTACCAATCGTACCAATCGTACCAATCATACCAATCATACCAATCATACCAATCGTACCAATCATACCAATCGTACCAATCGTACCAATCATACCAATCATACCAATCGTACCAATCATACCAATCGTACCAATCGTACCAATCATACCAATCGTACCAATCGTACCAATCGTACCAATCGTACCAATCATACCAATCGTACCAATCGTACCAATCGTACCAATCATACCAATCGTACCAATCGTACCAATCATACCAATCATACCAATCGTACCAATCATACCAATCATACCAATCATACCAATCATACCAATCATACCAATCATACCAATCATACCAATCATACCAATCGTACCAATCATACCAATCATACCAATCATACCAATCATACCAATCGTACCAATCATACCAATCGTACCAATCGTACCAATCATACCAATCATACCAATCGTACCAATCGTACCAATCATACCAATCATACCAATCATACCAATCATACCAATCATACCAATCATACCAATCGTACCAATCGTAAGTATAAAAAATAAAAGTGAAGCGTGAAGCGAGAAAAGCGAAGCGATAACACAGAAGCGAGAAAAGCGAAGCGTGAGTCTTGACAGGCGGCAGGAACGGATTTATGTTAAAAGCGTTACTTTCAGTAAAAGCATGTAGGCGTTTTTATATTTTATAAGATGGACATGGACATATTTTTTTAATAGGGATATATTTTAATAAAAATTATTTTAAAAAGGTAGAGTACGGTAACAGGAGCTAATTTTTAATAAGGATGTTATTTTCAGTAAAAGGGTGTAGGCATTTTATTATTATAGAATACTTAAATTTTTAAAACCAAGCGATCGGAGATGTGGTCAGGAATAACAATATAATGAGCATCGTAAGATGATTTAAATTCCGTCTAACAGAACCCAATCAAAATACAGCTATATAAGCATGTATTGGACAGGAGAAGAAAAGACTTGCATTAGTACTATACAATTATATAATGATACTATATGTACTCTTATATAGTTTAACACTATACAAGCAGTACATAAGCCTTGACAAAGAAAGCGAAGCATAGCAGAGACCGCGATGCGAAGTAAGAAGAAAACCGAGACAACGAGAGTGAAGACCCTCGAAAAGTAGCAGTAGCGATAGAGAAGACCCTCTCTAAGAGAAAAGCTCTAAAGCGTACTTCGCAACCCACGCAAAACAGAACATCTGAAAATGTTTCCGCAGAATAGCGAAATTTTAGCAAAAGAGTAGCGTGGAAAAATAGCAATTTCCACTAGAAAATTATTGCAGTCTTGCACTCTATACGAGTTAAGCGAGCACGGGTAGGGAGAGCTACGCGAGGAAAGCCTGAACTCAGATAGCATTGACGCAAGAGTTACATAGTTTAACTGACTGCGGGTAGAAGATAGTAAGCAGGGTAAGAGAGATAATATTGCTAAGAAGCGATTGATTGAATACCCACTCTTATTTATATATACATCTATATAAAGCACATAAAAAAACGAACCAAGCGAGAGGAGAAATCAAACAGAACGAATAAGAAAGAGAGAGCGAAATGGAAACCGCGTTAGACAAGAAGTTGCGAGAGCGACAATCAGAATTAGGGTATCAGAATCACAGAAACGGGTATAACTTCGAATTAAAAAATAAACATCTTGAGCAAAGATTAGCGATACTTGCAATAACATCAGCGGGCAGCCAAAGTCCGATCGATATAGTATCAATTCGTAAAGACTATGTATTATTGATAAGCTGTAAAGCGAACGGGTATCTTGATCCTAAGGAGAGGAGAGATCTGGACAAACTAAAATCGCAGTTACCCAAGTTTTGCAGAATACAGGTGCGGTACAAAGTCGGGCACAAACTTTATAAACAGTGGTATTAAGAGCGAGGTGCGGAATGGGGAAATTAAATTCATTAAGAAAAGTCGTTGCGTTACGCAACAGAGTTGATGATAAGAGCGTATTCAACCCAGAACTCAGGATCGGTTTTGTTAAGGGCGAAAAGTCGGAAGATTATGTTTATATTGACAAGGAATACGCAGGTTTTTTACAAATAACAAAAGATTCGGGCGGTGACGATCCTGTTTATGCGAAAAACGGAATATACATTACTTTGACGCAAGACGAAGCGGAATTTTTGTACCAAACCTTAAAGAAGTTACATCGTTACTTCTATAAACTTCCTAAGACTGACGATTACTCTTATAACCCGTAACGAAAGGAGTCATGAATGTTGAATCTAAAGCCTGTAGTATTAAAACGCTATGCGAGCAGTATTGCGGCTAAATTCCCCTACGAAGTACGCTTCTCTCGCAGGGACGGGGTAATATACTGTACATGCCCTGGATGGACAAAAACATGGAAACGACCGCGTACATGCAGTCATTTACAGCATTACGAGTACAAAAACCCGAAGACATACAGAAAGTACATTAAACTCGGAAAAATGATTGCGGCTAGAGTTAAAAAAATATAGGCAAATTATAATTTTAGCATCTAGCAAGGAGAATCTATGTTACGCATTATAGCATATATAACAGGGCTTGAGGGACCTAGGCAAGATAAATACTTTTTTGAAGAATGGAGAGTGGCTCGGAATAACAACCTGATCGTGGGTCATTTTGGGTTGAGAGAAGATGTAGCTGTTAATGGAAAAACAATTGCAGTAAACGAAAATGCGCAAGCCGTATTTGAGGATTTAATAGGGCTTGATGGAAAACATTTAGAAAAAGCTTATGCTAGGATCCACTATGTATGTAGTTGCGGCGAAAGGAAGAACTTTCGTATAGAGCATACATACCCTGAAACGATAGTACATATTTGTAACAACTGCAACCAGATTGTGTTTGAAACATGCAATATAACAGCTATAAGATGAAACCAAGCAATAGGGAAAAATGTAAGCGTGCTCTAAGCGTGCTCTAAGCGTGCTCTAAGCGTGCTCTAAGCGTGCTCTAAGCGTGCTCTAAGCGTG